TGGGTAATCATCGGCAAAGTCGGACGCGCAGCCAAGATAGATACGAGCAACATCTCGACGTATATCGCGGGTGCTGCGATTACGAACGCCTACATCGGCGGCGCAATTCAATCGGACAATTTTGCGGCAGGCAGCAACGGTTGGAAAATTGATAAGACGGGCGGCTTTGAGTTCAATACCGTCAACGGCAGTTACTTCCGGCTAACCGGCGTAGGAAATGCCATTAGGTTTGGAAAGCCGAACGGATCTACTGCGTTCTCAGTGGATGCAAACGGTAATGCCGTATTTGCTGGTACGCTATCTGGCGCTGATGGAACATTTTCTGGAAGCTTGACTGCGAGTGCGATCAACGCCGTCAACACCATCAACATCGCTGGCAATGCCGTGACGTTCCCTAGCGCAGTATCCGGCTCTGTCGCGGACATAACGCTCAACTTCCTGATACCTGGGTCTGGGACATACACTGTGTTCATACTTACCTCTTTAGTTCAATCCTTCTACTCCGGGATTTATGTAACTATTAACGGCGGTCATTTAAGCAGTGAAACTCCTTTGGGTGGAACTTTATACACAAAGGGTTTTTCCGTAAGCCTCACGGCTGGTGTTTCTCATGCGATCCGCTTGTGGAGCACGGACGCTAGAAACATCAACGGAACTTCTATTTACGCACTGGCTACAAAAAGATGATTAAACACTTTGTAACTTACGACCAATCTAATGGCAGGGTTGTACTAACCGGGTATTGCGAAGAGTCAGTAGTTCCAATGTATGAAACGGAGGATGCTGCGGTACTCGTCATTCCAGAAGATACGGACACAACGGGCACGATTTATGTAGACTCAGGCTCTGTTCGTAAGGCGCCACCAAGACCGTCTAATTATCACTCATTTAACTATCAGTCAAAAAGATGGGAGCAGGATACCCATTTAGCTGAAGCCGATGTTCGCCAACAAAGAAATCTGCGTTTAGTAGAGTCAGACTGGACCCAACTGCCTGACGTGCCACAGGCTACCAAGGAGGTTTGGGCAACCTACCGTCAAGCCTTGCGTGACATCACCGATCAACCTGGTTTCCCGCTGGACGTGGTGTGGCCTGAACCACCTAGCCCCGCACCCTAACCTATGGTATAAGCACCACATGACGACCACCTTGATTTTTGACCAGAAAGCGCGTATAGGCGCGTTGCGCTCAATCCATGTTGTGACGAAAGAATGGAGCTGAAATGGAATACTGCAATACACCTAATGAACATGCGGCCAATCCAGATGCGTTCTTTTGGTTTGAACGCATCGCAAATGGCAATATCGCAGCATTGGCTTTTATGCGTACATTTTGGTCGTTCACGCACCTGTACGACGACTTGGTTGACAATGATAAGCCGGTTAGCGCGGACCAAGCTGCGGGTCAGTTCATAGAGATGCTAACTTCATTTCTGTATAACCCGTTTTTTGTGGCAAACAAAGACACTCTATACCCGTTGATTGTATCCATGTTTAACAGGTGGGTAGACGGCGATGAATGGGAGCAAAGCGCAGACCCATCAATGCGTCAGGCATCTACGGTAATACGTTGTGGCGATGTCGATCTATACCATGTAGTTGCGTTTTTAACTGGCGGTTGGGAAAACATGCGCGCCACGAAAGGCGCAAGGTCTTACGACACGAATAAGGAGGCTTGATCATGGGATTTTATGGAAGCACACCAAAAGCGCCAGACTACACGCCACTGGCAGATGCCAGCAAAGAATCCGCCGAGATCATGGCCGATCTTCAGCGCGAAATTAATGCGGAAAACGCTCGTCAATATGACCAGACTATGCAGGCTATTATGCCTGTATTGCAGCAGCAAGGTTCAATCGCTGCAGAGACTGCTGCGCAAGGCAGGGAGGATAGGGCGTACAACATTGAGGTATTCAGACCGCTAGAGCGCGGTCTTGTCGCGGACGCTCGGGCGTACCACACGGATGCGAAGCGCGAAGAACTCGCTGCGCAGGCCGCAGCCGATGTAGGTCGCGCTTTTGGCAATACGCAGAATGCAACAGGCCGCGCCATGGCCAGTATGGGCGTCAACCCAAACAGCGGTAAAGCCCGTGCAATGCAGAATCAAAACGCACTCAGCTTGGCAGCAATGCGCGCCAACGCGATGACTGGCACACGCCAGCAGGCAGAGAACATCGGCTACGCCCGCAAGCTCGACGCAGCTGGTCTGGGCCGTAACCTTACGGGCGCATCGCAAGGGGCTTACGCCTTGTCGCTCAACGCTGGAAATAGCCTGGTAAACAACACCATGGCGCCAGGAACACGGTATCTGAACACCATGGCGCAGGGAGCAAACGTAATGGCGTCTGGGCGCAATATGTTGCAGAACGGGTTGACTGGTGTACTTGACTCGCAGACGAGCGTGTACAAAGCCGACAGCCAGAGCGGGTTGGATGTGGGTGGAGTACTGTCCGGGGTGGCCAACGTGTACACTGCCTTTTCAGACCCAAGACTGAAAGAAAATGTCGAGCCTGTTGGTCGTGACGAGGAAACCGGCCTGACGATCTACGAGTTCAACTACCTTGATCAGCCAGACAGACGTTACCGTGGCGTGATGGCCGACGAGGTGCAAGGGGTTTGCCCAGATGCCGTGATGACGGATGACTCCGGCTATCTTATGGTGAATTACGATCTACTCGGGATTGAAATGGTGGAGGTTCGCGATGCGGCTTAAATGGGACAACATTGGCAAGGGCATTGCCGCATGGGGTGATGCTATCAAGCAGCGCGAGCTTTATGATCTTCAGGAAGAGTCAATTAAAGAATCCGAGCGCATTGCGAACGAGAGCAACCTGGCGCCCGAGATGGTTTCGACGGGTGAGATCAACCGGAACGACATTGGTCTTGGCGGCGGGTTGATGGGCTTCAAGAACGCAAGTGACGCGGATGCGGCTTACCATACTGCGCAGGACATAGAGAGCCTGCAAAACGAGGTGCCGGCCAGATCGGCGGGTTCGGTAAAGCCACGGGATGACGGTCAGTTTGATGTCAGCAACGGCCAGGAAACGCGTACTTACGCGACAAAAGCAGAGGCGGATGCGGCGTATGCGGAGGCGTTCAGGAGTTTAACGGAGCCGAGCAAGCGCGATACTCAAGCTGTACCGGCCAAACCGGCTGGCGCGCCACAAAATGCTGCGACGGACGGAAAGATCGTTACGACGCCATTGCTTGATCGCGAAGAAATCATCCCTCTTGAACAGCAAGCCAATGTACCTACGCCTGGCGACGTTGTTAATGCGTACAACGAGCTTGTGGCGGCTGGCAAACTGCGCGAGGCGACGGCACTGCGTAAGTCGTCTGGCGGCATGGCGGGTCTTGATAAATGGGCCGCGTTGACAGACGCCAAGGCGGCAAAGGACTGGGCACGCAAGGTTGTCGATCCATCATTGCCACCCAATGTTCCGCCAGTTGGAGAGTCATCACCTGTGCAAACCACTGCACAACCTACTGAGCAACAAGCGCCGACTCAACAAGCTGCCACACAGCAAGTGCCGACTCAGCAAGCCCCCGCTCAACAATCCCCCGCCGATTCACGCGCTTCCGGATTACGCCGGTTTACCAAGCCGAAGATTGACGCGATGGACGTGTACGCCAAGCGGTATGTACCCAAGATTCAGCAAGTGCTGTTCAAGCAAAACCGCTTCAAGGAGGCTGAGGCGTTTGGCGAGTGGGCCAAGCAGCGCGATAACGCTCAGTTTGGTGAGGCGTACTCGACGGCTGGCATGATGATTGCGATGGGTGACAAGAAGGGCGCGGTTCAGTACGTCTCGAACATGTACAACCGGCTGATTCCTGATGGCCAGATGTCGGAAGTATCGGTTGCGGACGATGGGATGTTTGACATTCAGGTGCGCGACGAAAAGACCGGCAAGCGCCTGCATAGCACACGCGCCACGGCGGACCAGATATTGGGCTTTGCCATGGCCAAGATGGACCCCTACGCCAAGTTCAAGGCCGAGCAAGAGGCCAAGATGAAGACGCATGACGTGGCGCCTGGACACAACCTTGTCCGCGACGGCCAGGTTGTTTATACGAATCCAGCCGCGCAAACCAGTAGTACATCGCCAAAAGGAAAGTTGATTGCTGAACGTCAGGATGCGAAGCGCCAGCTTGAACTAGCAAAGGCCAGTGGCGACAAGGCCGAGATCGCAAGATGGCAGAGCATCGTCAATGACTATGAAGAAGCATGGAAGAGCGATATGAGTTCCAACAGAGGAACAAATGTCCATGTTTACCAAGGCAGCAAAACTGAGAATGTTACATACGACCCAAAAACAGCCGCGACACAAAAAAATACCACCGGGCCGAAAGGAAATGAAAGTTCACGGATAGTTGATGCAGACCTTATAAACAGACAGTTTGAAAAATTTGGGCCTACTGTAGATGCTTATCTAAAATACTTTGACCAGAAGTTTGTAGGAGCTAACCGGCAGGCACTTAGACTTGCGCTGCTTAAAAGGGCGAGCGAGCACATGCCAACGAATATCGCGGCTGATCCAATGCTTCATATTGAAGAACACAAAGTGGCGATGGGGGATATTGCTGCTAAATACATCAATAGCCTGCCATATAAAACCGAAGCAGAGAAGACGCGCAGAGACAACTTGTTTAAGCAGTTCTTAGAGCAAGGCATAGTCTTCCGCACCGCGAAGTAACTTGCAAACCACGTTGGTTTATGTAGAATCGCCTTGACGGGCAAGTTGCCCCCAAAATAAGCCACCTCTGCGGTGGCTTTTTTTATGTGCGCGAGGTTTTGATGACGCAGTTCGATCCTGAAAAAGACGTTGAGGACTGGAAGCGGCAGGCCTATGAGGAAGAGAACCTTGTAACGCCTGACGAATACTCGACGATCCAGGACGCTTGGCGCGAACTGTTTCCTGAAGGCGAATCGGTTGATGCGCCCAAGCCTGTTGAGCCTGCCACCCCAGAAGTTACCCCCGAAGTCACCCCCGAAGTGACTGCCGCCGTTGAGGCGCCCATCACCGAAGCTGAGCCTGTCAAGGTTGAAGCTGCACCCCCCTCCCCTCCCGAAGCAAAGCCCGATGCCAAGCCTGTAGAGCAGCGCAAATCGTTTGCCGATGCGTTCAAGCAAGCCACACAAGACGAGCGCGCAGCCGGCAAGACGCCCGGAACCAGTGTTTTCGAGTGGAACGGCAAGCAATACAGCACGCAGACGGCAGAACAAAAGGCGGCAAAGCCTGCGCAGACAAAGCCTGTTGAGAAGCCAGGCAAGCCAACTGCTGCATCGGCTACCAATGCTACGCTTGGCATGGACCCAAGCCGGCCAGACCCATTCGGCTTCAATGATTTCTTGAGTACCTATGAGGGCGGGTTTCTTTCTGACTCTGCACAAACCAAGAAAACAGGTAAGCAGTTTGCCGTCACCAAAAAGGACGAGTATCAGAAACTGCTTGGGCAGTATCTTGCCGCCTCCCCGTCTGATCGTCACGCACTTGCAAAGACATCGCCCATTGCCGCTTGGCAGCACAGTTACTTGATGACCGAACTTGGCAAAAATGCCGAGTTGATTCGCAAGGAACGTGAGAAGTTGCTGTCGATGAACAAGATCGACACCAATGACCGCGCACAGGTGGCCTGGCTGAACGAAACGGCTGAGAGCAATGCGCTGAGGAAGATTGCAGCCGGCAAGCCCATGACGCCTGCGCAGGATTTGCATCGGCGCGCACAGTCGTATGCCGATGCGCGCAAGATTGGCGACAAGGATGAGAAGGCTGTTATCAGCGGATCGGACGCAGGCAATGCTTTGTTCGATCAATCGCTATCGCAGAAGATGGCGAAAAAGTCGGACGATTTGCTTGGGTATGACCCTGACCCCGTGGCGCAGGCCAGGAAAGAACAAGAGGACAAGAAGTGGCTTGAAGAGCGCGCCAAGGGCGACACGGAGATGCGCGACTTCTTCGATACCAATCAGGATGTAGCCAAGCGCGTGCAGCAATGGGCGGATAACAACCCTGCCACCGCTGGCATGTCTGGCATGGTCTTGTCTTTTGGCCTTGCCTCGCCATTCAATCTGTATAACCAGATTCTGAATGTGGCGGGCCTTGATAAGAGCGAAGGCGCTGACAAGATCGCCAAGCGGATGGAGTTCATGGCCAGCAAGATGACGCCATCCTATGCGGATGCGGACTGGTCTGGTGATAACGCTGTAGACAAAATCAGTTACTACCTTGGCGCGGCAGTGCCGACGACGCTGGGCACGGTTGCTTCCATCTTTGGCGGTCCTGCTGTTGCGAAGGGCTACATTGCCGGCATGTCTGTTGCAACAATGGCGAATGAGTACGCCAGGAATGTTGAGTCTGGCATGCCGCAGCCCGAGGCGCACATCAATGCGTTGCTCAAGGGTTCGCTGGAAGGATTGACTGAGCGCACGGGTATCGAGTTTGGCTCATTCTTGCGTAACAAGTGGAATGCCTTGCCCTACGCGGACAAGCAGAAGGTTGCCAATCGCATCCTTGGCGGCGCGGCTGTCGGTACGGCCATGACCGTACAGGAAGGCGGCGAAGAGGCCTTGAACCAAGCTGGTGGCAATGTGGTTGATATTGTCACGGGCGCTATCGACAAGGCATTCAATCGCGGCAATCAGGAAACGGCTGAACGCCTGGCGAACACGCCGGTTTTGAGCGGCACGGGCGATGCGTTCATTCAGGGCGCTATTGGTGGTTCGCCCATTGGTGGCGCCATTGGCCTGGATGTGGCTGTCAATTCTCCGCAGCGTCAGTTTTCTACCGCCTTCCGTGACATGGTAGAGGGTGCCCAGTACGCCAAGCCTGAAAGCCTTGGACAAGAAGGGCCGGGTACTGCGCAATATCAAGACGCCGTTGAAAAGGCCTTTGGCCAGCAAAAGGCGCAGTCTGAGGTAGAGGCAAAGCAGCAGGACGCAACAACCATGGCGGCTGAGTTCGACGCCATGACTGCGCCGGCTCAGACCAACCAGCAAGACCCTGGACTTGAACCTGCGCAACCGGATGCGGTCGATGCGATTCCCCCTGCCGTGGGTGGCGAAGAGTCTGAAACACCGTTGGCTGAAGGCGCGGATTCGCCGGTTACGGCTGACCTGGATTCGATGGCGCCTGAAGCGGTAGCGCCTGACACGCCGGCCACGACTGAGCTTTCGCCCGCACAGAAAGAGACGGAAAAAGCCCTGCGTGAGCGTGCGGCTTTTGGCACGTCTGCGCTTGAAACAGTGGAGGCCAAGCGGGCCTTTGCTGACTTTGCTGAGCGCATGGGCGGACAACCCGCTGAAGTGGTTCGACAGCAGATGATCGAGACGTTTGGCGATGTCTGGCCTGCCGGGAAACTGGAAGGTGCAGCAGCGGCCATTTCAATGAATGGCCCGCTGGTTGCGGACGAGGCGCGCAAGATTGCCGATTGGCATGAGGCGCGGCAAGCGGGTGTTAGCCCTCCCCCGCCAGACATGGCGAGCGCCACTCCTTCCATGACGCCGGCTGATGCCGGCGTTTCTGCTTCTGGGGCTGAACTTTCTTCGCCTGACGAGATGGCGATTCGCGCCCAGGTGGATGCGGTGCTGCCCTTGCTGGAAGGCGCAGAGGCGCGTGAAGGCTTTGCGGTCTTTGTGGACCGGCTGGGTGGTCAGCCTCTTGATGTGGTGCGCAACCGTCTGGAAGAACGCTTTGGCGATGTGCTGGCGCCGAACGATATTGACGGGCTGGCGATGGCGGTGCGTGCTGACCCAGGACTTGTCATTGACCATGTGCGCGGACGCATGCCGAGTGAAGTACCGGGTTCACAGGCGAACCCAGCGGCCATGCTGCCTGAGCTTGAGGCGGCTACGCCTGAGCCTGCCGCACCCACCGGCCCCATTGGCGCGGCCCTGAGTGCGATTCCGCCTGAAGCCATGCCTGCGGCACCGACTGAAGTGCCGGCACAGGTTGAGCAAGCCGAAGTTACCCCGGAAGCGCAGCAACCCGGCCAGGCGGGGATTGTTCCTGAGACACCGGCAGCACAGGCAGCGCAAGCGGATGCGCCTGAACCCTCTTTCTCTGAGGCGTTCAATAACGACGAGTTGATGCAAGTCGCTGCCCGTGGTGCGCAGCCAGCACAGGATGACGACGCCGAGGCGAAGGCGCCGGAAGCGGCAGCACCTGAGCTTTCTGAGCAAGCGCCCAATGCAGAGGCCAAGGACACGCCCGCCGAAGGTGCGCAGGTCGAAGAGGATGCGAAAGCGCAGGGACGTGATGACGTGCCGTTTGAAGAGGCGTTCAACAATGCCTTTAACCCGGTGCCTGAACAGCCAGCCAAGCCTTCACAGACGCAACCGAGCGAGCCAGGCCAGGCCGAGGCGGTGAAACCTGAAGCGCCAATCTGGTCATTGACGCCTGCGGAGTACGCCAAGCAGAAGGACGTAACTGAAGCCGACATCATCGAGGCGCACCGTGCGGCGGTTGAGCAGGCCATTCTGGATGGCAAGCGCGTGCCGGCTGAAGTGATTGCTGCGTATGAGCAACCCCAGGCCGAACAACCCGCAGAACAACCCGCAGAACAGCCCGCAGAACAGCCCCAAGCTGAACAGCCTGCCGAGCAACCACAAGCTGAGGACGAGAATGCACCCGCCGATGAAGCAAGACCTGCCGACGTTCGAGATGCCGAAGTGGTTGCGGAGAGCGATGAAAATGCAGGTGCTGACGTTCAACCAGGCGTGGATGATCAAAGAGACGATGCGGCTCAACCCGGAAATGAACGAGATCCCCTTGCCGAAGGAAATGAACGATTTGGCGAGCAAGCTGAACCTGCTGGAATCGAGGACACCGAGGGCGGTAATGTAATCAGGACGACGACCACGACGCCGGGCGGTGTCAGCATCAGCATTGGCGACCGCGAAGCCGATAACGTGGTGAACAACACCACCAACATCGTCAATAACGCGGCACCGGAAGAGAAAGCGCCCGAGCAGAAAGCGCCGGTCAACAAGGATTACCTGGACGTAATCGACGCGGCACTCAACCCCAAGCGTGAAGAGGCTGAAGTCGAGGCAGCGGACAACGCAGTCAAGGCCGAATCGCCGGCCATGGTGGAGCCTGCACCGGTAGACATCAAGCCCGTCAGCACGCCAGACGCCATTGCGGGTGTGAAGGTGGCGGATATGTCTGCCGACGCCCTGGAGCGCATTGCCAACTCGGACGCACCTGCGGCCAACAAGGCCCGCGCCGAACTGGATCGACGCGCAGAAGCGGGTGTGCCGTTGGACAAGATCATGGTGAAGCGCCCGGTCTATGCCCGCGATGGCAAGCCCGTCATGAAAGACGGCATTCAGTTGATGGCTGATGAGCAGGCCGACGTGGCGCTGGCCGAAGTGGATTCGCAGATTGACCTGATCAAGAGGTTGCTCGATTGCCTAAATACCTAGACGACACCGAGCTTGAACGCCTTGGCGTTGCGCGAAAACAGCCTGAGCCACTACCGGAACCGGCTGCGCCTGCGGTGGATACCACGCCCATTGCCGAATCCATCACTCAGTTTGGGCTGGCGGTTGTGAAGGCCATGGGCGAGCAGCATCGTGCCATCAAAGCCATGAAGCCGTCTGTTGTCATTGAACCTGCGCCCAGGCCTGAATCCTGGGAATTCACCATTGAACGCGACCAGTTTGGGCGGATACAGACCGTCAAGGCTCGAAGCGAGGGTAAATAATGGCAACGTACTCTACCGACCTCAACACGATCACGCTCTGTGATTCGGGTACGTTCACGGAGTTCACAGGCTTCACCACGGGCGGCACGCCGGCGCTTTCAACCGAGAACTACATCCACAACGGATCGTCGGTTGACCAGGCTACTGGTCAGGCTGTCGGGCAGCAGGCCAGTATCGCGTTCGACTTCGGCAGCAATATCTCCTGGACAACCGGATGGGTAGTGATGGGCTGGCAGTACTTCGCCGCGCCGACCAACATCGAGACATGGGCCTCCGGTGGGATGCGCATCGGCATTGGGTCTGCGCTGGGTGCCGTCAGCTTCTACAACGCCGTGGGCAATAACTTCGGCTCGTACCCCTATGGCGGCTGGCAGTCTACGGCCATCGACCCTACCCTGACGGCGGACCAGACCACGGGCGGGGGTAACGGCGGAAGCTACCGGTACTTCGGTTCCATGTGCAACATGCTGGCCAAGATCACCAAGGGTAGTCCGCACGGCATTGACGCCTTCCGCTACGGGCGCGGGCAGATCAAAGCCATCGGCGCGGATTCTACCTTCACGGGCCTGGCATCGGCCAATGACGCGACTACCGCCCGTTGGGGTCTGTTCTCCAACGCAGGGGGTGTGTACAAGTGGAAGGGGTTGCTCTCGCTGGGCGACACCGGCAACAGCGTCACCTTCTCGGATAGCAACAAAGCCATCCTGATCGAAGACACGCCTCGCGTTTCCGCAGGGTTCAACAAGATCGAGATCGTCCATGCGTCCAGTTCGGTGACCTGGAACTCGATTTCCATCTCGGGTGTGCAAACGTCCATCACGGGTTCGGCACCGGTCAGCCGGGGTGACTTCGAGGTGGTGACATCGGGCGCGACGGTCTCCATCAACGGCTGCACGTTCACCGACATGGGTACGTTTGTATTCCAGACTGGTAGCACGGTTGACGCCAGCACGTTCCGACGCTGCGGGCAGATCACGCAAAACGGTATCAGTATTACGGATAGCCTGATTACCAACAGCCATGCAGCCGCCGCCTTGGTGGCCAGCAACGTCGGCGCGGTAACGGGCTGCGACTTCATCAGCTCCGGCACAGGCTACGCCATTCAGGGGTTTAGCACGGCGGGCGACTACACCGTGGCGACCAACACCTTCACCGGCTACGGTTCCACGGGCACCGCCAACGCCGCCCTGCGAGTCCTGGCTACCACGGGCACGGTCAACATCAACGCCCCAGGCGGCACGACGTACCACTCCGCGGGCGCGACGGTGAACATCATCAGCGGCCAGCGCACGCTCACCCTGACCGACATTGTGTCGGGTTCAGACATCGTAATCCTTGCCGCCGGCACCACGACCGAACTGGCCAACATCGACGCGAACAGTGGCTCAACCTACGCCTACAGCTACACCTATTCGGCAGGCACCTACGTCGATGTGTGCGTCTATAAGGCCGGGTACGTCCCTTTCACGTCGCGGAATGTTCTGCTCACCGACAGCGACGCGCCGTTCAAGGTATCCCAAACACCAGATAGGAATTTCATCCCATGAAAAAGATTATCGACAGTACGGACAAGAAGCACATTGGGGAAGAGGTTGACGAAACCACTAACCCTATCATTTTCGCCAATGGCGAGAAGATGCAGGTCGCTGTTCGCCTGCATGGCGACCGCGTTATTGCGAACAGTAACTACATCATCATTCTGGAGTAATTCGTATGGCTAAGATCATCGACGGTGACGACCTTAACGTAGGCACGGAGCTTGTTCTCGATACCGCGAACAAGACTATTCAGCTTGTTGCAACAGGCAACCTCATCGCCAAGGATGGCGTGACGCTGCAAGCGTTGTACTCCAAGTTCATCAAACTGTGGGAAACCTCAGCGTACAACAAGTACCCGTTCCCAATGTATGTCATTGACGCGAAGTCCGGTCAGTTCAACTTCGGCTTCGACGGCGGCTCCTACAACGGTTGGGTTCCGTTGGACGACACCACGCGCCAGATGCTCCGTGACGGTGGCTGGAACGAGTACCTCGCCAACGGCACGCTTGACCGTACCTACGTGGGCATCGTCTCACTGGGTGATGTGAATACCGGCGCACAGCTCTACTACCAACGTGCAGCTATTGATGCTCCTACGGACTTCACTTTTGATGACGAAGTCAACGAAGGTATCTTGGTATTTGAAGACGGCGGTATTGATAAGCGCACCTTCTTCAAAGCCTTCGTGCGTGAAGAGCAGAAGAAGTACAAGGCATCAACGCTTGCGGATACCGGTCAAACGGCTACGGGTGCTTACACGGTTAACGTGCTGCTTTCCAATGAAGATGACTTGGACGTACTCGTTGCGGATGCGGGCATCGGTGTTGCCCCCTACACCGGGATCAACGTCAGCTACTACAGCACCAACCAGTTGAAAGACCTCAATACGGTGGGTGACGACTTTCCGTTCCGAATCATCGTTGAGGGTAACAACGGCACGCTGCAAGAGATTTACACCAAGGTCCAGTATCTGCTTCGCCAGAACAGCAACATCAATACCGCCGGCGACGCGGGATCGGTGACGGGTGCGACCGCAGACGACCTGATGTACTTCGTTGGTCCTGACTTGTATTGCAAGCAGTCTGTGTTCATCGAGAACATCGACCCGGCCTACATCAACAACGTCTACTTCATCGACCAGAACGGTGTGCCGCGTTCGTACAACTACGCCGCTGCCGGTAAGCTCCAGTTCAACTCCTACCTGACGCAAGGTGGTACGGGTTACTACCGGATGTACATCACCGACTCGGTGACGGGTACGGACGACTACGGCACGGCCACGGCGATCACCTTGAACGACAAGGACGGCAACCCGATTGCGGGCACGATCACCGGCGCAGAGATCAACTACACCTTTGCCTACGATACCAACACGCAGGGCGGTCGCTCGGTGTTTACCAGCCCAGGCGGTGACGTTGCGGTGACGGTGGTAGCCGGTAACAAGGGTATCGCCAAACCCGTGGTTCAAACGGGTGTGATTGGCCGCAGCAAATCCAACCCGATCTCGCTGTCTGCCGAACAGGACCGCGCTTACGTCGCTTAAGGAGTAGCACATGGGAACCAACAGCTTCGTCCGGGTTCCCCCGGACTCCACGGGCAAGCGGTATTACACCGTACAGCACAGTGTCGCTGGCGCGGATGTTCAGGTCCAGGTCATGCACGCCTCCGACCCCGATTTCCCGGAGTACATCCAGCGCGTGGACGAGCGCGGCGCGGCCAGCGTGCGCTTCTCGGAAGGCTCGCCGTTATCGGACGCCTTCGGTAACCTGAAGGTCAGTAACCGCAAGTGCATCGGCACCTACGACTTCGTTTCCGACGACGAATCTGACTACTGGAGCTACCAGGAGACCGGTGGCGGCAGCATTACCTACTTGTCGGATGCCTCCACAATGCAGCTTGCGGTAGGCACTGCATCCGGTGACAAGGCGGTGATGACCACCAACCATCACCACTACTACTACCCTGGCACCAGCAACCTGTACATGTTCACCGTGGCGCTGTCTGACTCCAGCACAACGGGTTGCCGCCGCCGATGGGGTGCTATTGACGACCACAACGGCCTCTTCTTCAAGCTGCGTGAGGACAACGTGCTGGTGGTTGGGCAGCGTAGTTCCGTCAGCGGTAGCCCTGTTACCAACTGGGTGGCACAGGCAAACTGGAATGGTGACAAGGTAGACGGTACTGGCTTATCCGGCTTTGTGCTTGACCCGTCCAAGATGAATATCTACTGGATCGACTTCCAGTGGCTTGGCGCTGGCCGGGTTCGTTTCGGCGTGATTGACGAGTTTGGCAATCGTATCGTCTGCCACACCATGCTGAACGCCAACCACAACAACTACCCCTACATGCAGATGGGTAGCCTGACCGTGCGAGCCGAGATTGAGAACGTGGCGGCTACAGGCAATGCCGCGTCCATGCGCCTGACGTGCGTGTCCGTGCATTCAGAAGGTGAAATCAACTACACCTACTGGCGGGCCGTGCATGAGTTCCCCCAGGCCACCATTACCGGCAACAACCACCACCTGATAAGCCTGAAGGCACCTGACTTGTTCAACGGCAAGCATAACGCCGTGACCAGCTACCCTGAGCATATCGACTGCTTTGTGTCTGGCGGCACCGTTAAGCTGGAAATCTACTGGGATTACCTGACGCTAACCAGCCCGACCTGGGGCGATAACGGCACTTCGGTTGTCGCCAGCACTACGGGCACGTTGACAGACCCGAGCGGGATGTATCGCCCCAAGACGTGGTACCTGGACGCCGGTAGCCACAGCCTTGATTTGTGCGAAATCTTCGACAAGCACGACTTCGGCATCGACATTGACGCAGATGGCTCGGAGGCGATTTATGTCACGCTGGTAGCCAGCCTGGTCAGTGGCACCCCGACCATTGTGGGCGGTTTGCAGTACGCTGAACTGAGGTAAGCGCATGTCGCTGACAACCTGGGCGGCGTTTGGAGACATCTGGGCAGAAGACGGGAAAGTCACGTTCAATGGGCAGGCCCGTACTATCAACGTCAACGCGGATGTGACCAGCCTTGATCTGCGACAGGACGTGTACTCCGCCTGGGTGCGCTGGACTGAGCTGGAGCCATGGGCGCACCAGGCAATGCGTTTTTCTGGGGCGGACCCGATCCCGAGTGGTGAAACCGGCGTCTCGTTCTTCCTGATGAACGGCTGGAAACTCTGCTACGACGCCAACGCCGTCGCCGTGGCCGGCGTGCTGTTCTCAGAGGACTACCCCACGGCGTACTGGTCGACCGATGCGCAGACGCCCATCTATCCCGCCACCGTGTCGTCGCTGGTCAACAGCGCAGTTTCTTACCAGAACGTGGTGACGGGCACGGCCTTGACGCCGGAGCAGACCGCCGCAGCGGTATGGGAGGCGGCAGCGCGGACATTGACACAATCTATCCCAACCGCCGCAGAGAACGCGACGGCAGTGCGGTCAAGCCTGTCGGACGACATCAATCGACTGGCCGAAGTCTGGGGGCGCCTTGGCCTTGATCCAACCAAGCCGCTGGTTACCGGGCAATCGACCATCACCTTTGGCGACATTGTGATGGCGCTGGCGGAATCCAATGGCGTGGTGACGGTTACCCGTGCTTAACCCGCGTGCAATTGCAACGCTGGGCATCGGTTACATCCCCTCAATCTCTGCGCGCCTTGGCCTTTGGGAAATGCCGCCCACGACAGAAGTGATTACCCTGGCCGAAGAGGGTATGGGCTTCAGGTCGAAGACACGCAAACGCAAAATTGACGATCTTGATGAAGACTTCATCGAGTTCATCACCGTATTTACGCTTTTCAGGAGCCTCTAATGGGTACGCTTTCAAGCTGCTTGAAGAAACTGGGTATTTCCGAACATGAAGCCGCCATCCTTCGCGGATCGACCGAAGAGAACAAGAACGACGGTGACGATGCGCGCACAGCGGCCACCCGTGCGGTTTCGGATTACCTTGAGCGCCTGACGGGTGAACGCAACGATATTGTGTCGCAGATTGAGAAGGCAGGCGGGAAGCTACGACCTGCGCAAACACCCGAACAGACGCCGGCTCCTGCCGGCGTTGTTGCTTCTGGCCCCAAGAAAAAAGCATCGAACAACCTGATTCAGCGCATCAAGCAACTGGGCGGCATCAATACAAAGTACATCCGTGACGTGACGGGCGAATCTGTTTCGCCGATTCCCGGTTTGTTTTCCAGCAATGGCAAGGGGCTGGACGATCTGGCAAACGAGCTACGGGATGATGGGTTTTTGATCAATAACGATGAAACGGACGACGGCGCCTCCCATCTCGTTGAAATGATCCAGGAAGCCATTACCGGTCGCCCGGTGCTGAACCTGGCTGGTCAGCAAGCCACCATGATGCGCGAGGAAGCGGACAGGCAGAAAGACGCTCTGCGGGAAGAAATTGAGGCAATGGGCGGAACGCCTGGCAAGCGTGCAGGAATCAAGCAACTTGAGGCGCAGCGCGACAAACTGCGTGGAGAGGTTGAAGCCCGCGAAGCCGAGGCTGAACGCGCCGATGTTGAGCTTGCCAACAAGATCAATGCCGAACTGGACGCGGTATATGAGCGGCAGGATTACAATGGATTGTCGCTGGATGAAGCGGCGATGGTGATGGGTTATGACAAAGGGGATTTTGATGTCGCTGAAGACGGAGCAGATGGACAGGCTGAAGGCGCTGAAGGCGGAGCTAGACAAGCTGCCCCCGGAGCGCAGGGCCAAGGTAATGGAATTGGTCAAGCTGAAGCAGCAGATGGCCAGCCTGGAGCGCAAGATCAAGGCTTCGCGCTAGAGGGACAAACGCCTGAGCAGATTCGCGCCGAGGCCGATGCGCGTGCGAAGCGTGAACGCGACGCCCGCAACAAGGAAGCGGCAGATGCCATGCTGGATGACTTCAATCTGGTGGGTAGTAACCGGCCAGTTGACCAGGCGATAGCGAACGGACAGCAGGAACTGATAGAGGCGCCCAAGCCTTCTGCCAACAAGGTATTTACCGAAGACGCCGCTGCGGCTGCACGCGCCCTGCTGAAGAAGAAGCTGGGCCAGTTGAACGCCGGCATTGACCCGGAGATCATGCAGGCCGGCATTACCCTGGCGGGCTACCATATAGAAGCCGGCGCTCGCACGTTTGCCGCCTACGCCAAGGCGATGATTGAAGACCTTGGCGACGTAGTGAAGCCCTATTTGAAGTCGTGGTATATGGGCGTGAAATACGACCCACGGGCCGCAGATTTTGATGGCCTGTCGGCTGCGGCAGAGGTTGAAGCGGCGGATGTGGATGCTATTCTGAAAGAAACAGGAGAATCAAATGCAAGACAACCCGAGTCAGATCAAGAGCAAGGCGCAGGCGATCCGGGACAACGAGGACGTGATAATCAACCTCGTTCTGGACAAGCGGATCAAGACGGCGTGGCGCCTGCTTCGGCCCAAGATGTGGGCGAGGCTGACGGCGCAGGGGATTCAGGACGACTTGGCGCTGGTGGTACAGGCGGCAATGTGGGAGGCGATGGACAGGTACGAGCGGGCGGGGATGCCGCCGACGGACGCCAGGGAGCAGGCCGAGATGGAATGGCTGATGCTGGAGCCGGAGGACGAGACGGAACAGCCGATAGAGCGTCCGTACCCGTGGGAGACCAAGTACCCGATGTAAACCCGCTTCGGGCCAACTATCACATCAAAGACCCGGAGCAGTTGATTGGCGGAACGCCAAAGGTGCGTTTTGCTCGCAACAAAAAAGCAATTGAGGCGTACCAATCCATCACGTCAGAAGGGCGGCAGCCGACACAAGACGAACTGGATGCCATGGCCGGTTACATTGGCTGGGGTTCGTTTGGTCAGGAGTTGTTCCAGGGAACGTATGACGCGCCACGCCCGAAGGACGGCTGGCAGAATGAATCGGCCTGGCTGCGTGAGCATCTTGGAAAGGAAGGCTGGGAGAGCGCGCAGGCCTCTATCATCAATGCCCACTATACAGACCCGATTACCGTATCCACCATGTGGGACATGGTGCGCCAACTTGGCTTTACCGGTGGGCGCGTGCTTGAGCCTTCAATGGGGGTGGGCAACTTCTTTGGCTTGATGCCGCGTGACCTGATGGCAAGTAGCCAGTTGACCGGTATCGAGATGGAAACAACCACGGGCGGCATGGCGAAATTGCTGTACCCCGAGGCAAACATCCAGATCAAACCGTATCAGGACAGCAGAACGGCAGACGGGTTTTACGATCTTGTTATTGGCAACTGGCCGTTTGCGAAGGATGGGCCGGCAGACCGCCGTTACCTGAAGCTCTCGCCATCCTTGCATGACTTCTTCTTCCTGAAGGCGTTGGATCAAACCCGACCGGGCGGCTTGGTTGTGGGCATTACATCTGCCGGCACCATGGATAAGCAAGGCACGCTTACACGCGCCGCATTGGCGGAGAAGGCTGATCTGGTGGCCGCATTCCGCTTGCCGTCTGGTGCGTTCGAGAAATACGCAGGCACGTCTGTTGTAACGGACATCATCATCTTGAAGAAGCGCGACACGCCGAATGCTGATTTGCGCAATTCCGGGTGGCTGAACACAACGGATGTGGGTACGCCTTCAGGTCAGAAGGTCAAGGTCAATGAATACTTTGCCAAGCTGCCTGGGTATGTGCTTGGCACGCTTGATTTTGGGCATGGCTCAACCTATGGGCGACCCTCCATGATTGTGCAGCGCCCAGCCGATCTGGAAGCGCGCATGGCGGCCCTGCCAGGCCTGTTGCCATCTGGCATCTTCATGCCGGCAACGACTGGCGCCAAGACAATTCAGTATGTCACCAACAACACCAGCGACCGCCAGCAGTCCATCATTGATCGCGACGGCGAGTTGTTCCAGGTTCAGGGCGAGTATCTTGCTCCGCTGAATGAGGTTACGAAATACAAGATCAAGGACGCCAACAAGACAGCCGAACGCGAAGACCAGATTCGCCGTTTGGTAGAGATGCGCCGCAAGTATGGAGACCTGATTGACGCCGAGCGCGATGGCAGTGAAGGACTTGAGGATAAGCGCAAGGCGCTGAAATCGGCCTACGATGACTTTGTTGGCAAGTACGGGCCGGTTCGTGAGAGTTTTGGCCTGTCCATTATCAAGAAGGTTGAAGACCCGTTCTATGCTTCTTTGGCGGCACTTGAGGACAACAACGGCAACCCTGCGGCCATTTTGCGCCGGCCTACTATTCGTGCCAAGAAGAAGCTGGAAAACCCGAGCGTGCGGGATGCGCTGGTGCTGGCGCGCAATGAGTCTACGCGAATTGATATGGCACGCATTGCCGAGCTTGCAGGCGTAACCGAAAACCAAGCCGCGAAGGAACTGGTTGAGGCAGGCGCGCTATTTATGACGCCGGAGGGCACGTTTGAGGTATCGGACGTGTACCTATCAGGCAATGTCCGGCGCAAACTGCGCGAAGCCGAGGCTGCCGCAGAAGAAGGCGTGGACATGGCGCGCAACATTGAGGCGCTGAAAGGGGTGGTTCCGAAGGATACGCCGTACTACAACATCGAAGCCAAGATGGGTGCGACCTGGATTCAGCCGTCGTATTACCGCCAGTTCGTGGGGTATTTGCTTGGCAAGGAAAGCAATGACATTGACGTTCGTTTCATCGTCAACCGCTGGAAGGTGCGGTTCTATGACCCCACGCTGAATCGCCGGCCTGAAGCCACGACATCATGGGGGCATCCGTCCATCCGTTTTGACAGCCTCTTGACGCATGCCATTGGCAACGTGGCTGTAAAGATTTGGTACCGGGACGCAGACGGCAACAGGCAGGTCGATGAAACTGCCAGCGCAGAGGCCAACGAGAAGGCCAACAAGATTCGTGAGGCGTTTTCTGACTGGGTGTGGCAAGACCCAGTGCGCAAGATAGAACTTGAGCGCACCTACAACGAGATCATGAACGCCATTGCAGATGCAAAGTTTGATGGATCGTTCCTTGGTTTTGAAGGGATGGCATTGCAGCGTGGCGACACGCCTTTCAGCATGCGCAGCCATCAGGCCAATGCCGTCTATCGCGGCCTTGTGAATCGCCGTGGCATCAATGCGCATGAGGTTGGCACCGGCAAGACGTACACCATGGGCGCGCTGGCGATTGAGTCGCGCCGTTATGGCATTGCCAAGAAACCGCTCTTGCTCGCACACAACGCCAACAGTGCCAGTGTAGCCCGTGAGATCAACGAGCAATATCCGGGCGCGAAAGTGCTTTATATCGACAATCTGGCGCCTGCGCGCATTGCCGTGACGCTGCGACAGGTTGCGCATGACGACTGGGATTTGATTGTCATGCCGCACTCGCTTATCAACCGGCTAACCCTCAAGGAAGAAACCTTGATGGAAATCTCACGCGACCAGATTCACGCGCTTGAGCAGGAGGCGCTTGAGGCCGCGAATGAAGACGGTGTTGGCCTGAGCATTGAGGACATGGACAACGAGGACGCAATCAAGAAATTGCGTAGCGTGACTGCCAAGCAGCTTGTTCATCAGCGCAATCAGATCATCAAGAAGATCAAGGAAATGGCGTTGAAGTCCTCGAAAGAGGGTGCGGTGTCGTTTGAGGACATGGGCGTTGACATGATCATTGTCGATGAGGCCCATGAATTCAAGAAGCCACCCTTGGCTACACGCATGAGCATGAAGGGCTTGAACAAGCAGCCCAGCAACCAATCCATCAGCCTCATGTTCCTGACGGATTACGTCAAGCGCCTGAATGGTGGCACGGGTGTTCATTTGTTCACAGGCACGCCGATTACCAACACCATCAATGAAATCTACAACATGATGCGGTATGTCATGGATGACCAGATGGCGCGTGACGGTGTGCGTGAATGGGATGCCTGGTTCAATACCTTTGCCGACTCAACCAGCGATGTTGAACTGACGGCGGCAGGCGAATACGAGCCGGTGACACGCCTGGCTGCTTTCGTGAATGTGCCAGAGCTTCGCCACATGGTTGGTCAGTACATGGACATTGTGTTTGCCGATGACATGCCTGAATTCAAACCACGCGAAACGGCAACCGGCAAGACGCTGGCCAGCGATGATCTGACTGACACTGAAAAGAGCGAACTGGTCAATGGTCGCACAGAAGCCCCGATGGGCAGGCCATACAAGAAGGTCATCAACGATGTGTCTGAAATGGCGCCGGAGCAGTCTTCTGTGTTTGAGGAACTGAAACGGCGGGCCGCATCATTCAAGGCCGCAAGCAAGAAAGAGCGCAGGGAAATCATGCTTATGGGCGACAACCGTAGCCCGGTATTGGTTGAAACTGCCGCCTCGAACGCGGGTCTTGATATTCGACTCTTTGACATTGAAGCCAGCGACACACCGAATAACAAGGTGAACCGCGTGGTGAAGAATGTGATGCAGCATTACAACGAGCATCCGCAGTCTACCCAGGTCATTTTTGTAGACAAGGGCTATACCGATGAGTCGGTGAGCCGCAAGAAAGATCACCATACCGGCAAGGATGTTGTCACCAAGAAGCCGCGCTTCAATCTGGTCAAGGACATCATGGCCAAGCTGGAGGCGCAAGGCATTCCGGCACATGAGATTGCCATTGTGGATGGCGGCGTCAGCAAGGATAAGCGCAAGGACATTGCCGACGCCATGAATGCGTCCAAGATTCGTGTGGTGATTGGTCAGACCGACACGCTTGGCGTGGGCGTCAACATGCAGGAGAACCTGCGCGCCATGCACCACATGGACGCCCCCTGGATGCCGGGTGAGCTTGAACAGCGGAATGGTCGCGGCCACCGGCAGGGCAACAAGTGGAATACCGTGCTTGAGTACCGCTACATCACGGAACGCATTGATGGACGCCGCTGGCAGGTGCTTTCAATCAAGTCTCGCTTTATCAAGGCCTTCATGCAGGCGGACGACTCTGTGCGTGTGATTGAAGGGGATGCAGTCAGCCTGGATGAAGAAGGCGATTTTGGTTCTACGCTGTCGGATGCCGCAGGCGATCCGCGCCTGTTGATGATCAACAAGCTGAAGGCAGATGTTGATAAGCTGGAAAACAAGGAGCGCATGCACGCGCAGGGCATTTACGACGCAGTGCAGCGCATTGGCAGCCTGAAGCGCCAGATCGAAAGCGACCGCACGATGATCGAGCGCATTGCACGGGATAACGACAAGTTCCGCGCAGTGGCCAAAAATGATCTGGTCGTGAAGATCGGCAAGAAGTCCTTCACCGATATTGATGCGGCCAACGCGCAGATGCAGCGCGAGGTGAATGGCATTGAAGTTGGCGCAGACCCCAAAGAGATTGCCAACATCTGGGGCTTCAGCATCAAGGCGGTCAAGTCAGTCGCATGGCGCGACATGGAGTATTACATTGATGGCGAACTGGACTATGGCATGGGCAGCCCATCTGTTGCCAGTGCCCGTGCCACGCTGTACGGACTCAAGAAGCGCATTGACGATCTGACGGCGGGCATTGCCGATAAGGAAGGAAGCATTCCGCGCATGGAAGAGGCTTCAAACGCCCCGTTTGCACGCGAAGCTGACCTTGCGAAGAAGCGCAAGATGCTGGCTGATCTTGAGCAGGACATTCAGGTGAACCCGATTCCTGCGCCGGCCTGGCTGCGTAATGGCGCGCCAATCAATACAGAGGTGTTTGTTGGTGGCAAGCCTGTCATTGTTGAAGGTCACCGCAATACCAAGGAAGGCATGTTTGTTACGGTATCCGATGAAAACGGTGTGCGTGACGTGCCGTATCTGGACGTGAATGACGAGAACGGGCTTCCGAAGTACGAGGAAGATCGCGGCGCCGCTTCATCCGTGCAAGAGCCTGTGGCAGACTACACACATGGAAACCAAGACCCCTACGCCACACTTGAAACTCGTCCCGACACCACCGAAGGGCAAACGGAAGTCGGTCGTGTCGCACTCGCCGCTGCCGAGAGACGCATCTTCGGGCGCATTCGTGCTGCGGGAACGGACGGCTCCCTACTTGGGAGTCGTATCTCCAGCGAATTCCGCGATGCTGGCGGATTCTCCATCGTCGGACAAAAAGTAGAGTCATCTTCTGACCTGGCGATTCTGGGCCAGGTTTACCGTGATCCGCGCTTTGAGACGTTCCGCGTCTTCTATGTGGGTGACGATGGCAGGATCATGGCGCAATCCGGGTTCTCGTCCCGCCTGCCGGCCACGGTGTATGTGCCGAACGATCTGCCTTCGCAGATTGAGACGGGCTTGCGCCAGCACGGTGCGTCTGGCTACTGGATCATGCACAACCACCCGTCGGGTAGTTCGCGGGAGTCGGTGGCGGATATTGACCTGACGCAATCCCTGATGAATGCCGTGCCAGGATTCAAGGGCCACGTCATCATCGACCACAACGAGTTCACGCAGTTGCTGCCCAACGGTGACGGCACGATGGACCCGGAGACGATTGAGGCGGAGTGGCTGAACAGCATCAACCTGCGCGACAACAGCGAGGTGCCGCACAAACTGCTGGGCGAGTACATGGTGAAGTCGGACGAAACCGCCCGCATTGCCAAGCAGCTTCAGAACGAGAAGGGTTACATGGCCATTGTGGGCCGCAATGCCGATGGCACGGTATCGTTCATCATGGACATGCCCGTGCCGGCTGCGGACATGACCGGGCGCGAGAAACTACGCATGCTGGCCAACCTGCGCCGGATGGCCCGCGAGACGGGCTCAACCGACCTGCTGGCCGCTGTGCCGGGTAGCCTGGACGCACACCCCAGCCTGATTGCTTCCGGCCTGTTCCTGGACGTGGTTTCGATGGACGATGGTGCATCGGCTTTTGATAGCGGCCTACTCAAGCGCGGTGAATTACCGGAGACCAAATCAGAGCGTCGTGGGGCGTCGTATGTGGCGCAGCCGGTATGGCACGGTACGCCGCACGTCTGGGCACCCGAGCCAGGCTTCCCGAATGGTCGGCCACGGCTGGACATGATTGGCACGGGGGAAGGTGCGCAGGCTTACGGGTGGGGGTTTTATAGCGCCCAGGCACAGGGTGTTGGTGCAGGTTATCAAAAAACACTCACAAACCGTGCGGGAGTTACGGTCAAGAAGGGTTATGGCAACAACACATCAAATTGGTTCTTGATTGATGCGAATAATGCGCTTGCGGGCGGCCCGTTTAGCACCAAGAAGCAAGCAGAATCCATGATTCAAAAAGGCTCCCTCTACCAACTCGACATCCCCGACGACGTTCTGCCCTACCTGCTTGATTTTGACGCGCCAATCAAGAAGCAGTCACCCGCTGTACTTGCCGCGCTTGGTATCAAGCAAACCACGGACCTTAAAGGCGTGCCAGAGAGCGTTGCGCGAGACATTGAGTTCGTCCGCGATACGCTGAAAACTGAATCCGTTATATCGAAGGGATTTGGCTCGCTCGATGTCAATACACGATCTGCGGTGGTGGACAGCGTGAGCAACGCGAGTAAGAACAACAAGATTCTCGATTCTATTGTCGGCCTTATCCCCGTTGATGTGATGGACTTCCTCTCCAGGCGCAAGATTACGCCCGAGATGCTGTTCCATGACAAAGCGATGCTCTCTAACCTTCTTGCCGTTAAGGAAAATGATTTTGTAGCCAGCAGCATCAAGGGTGCTATCTTTTCGCTGGCCGATGAATTGACAGGCTCGGCTGCAATGGTGGATAGCGCTGGCTCTGGACCCGCGATAGTCACGGAAGAACTCGACCCCGCAAACAGGGCAAATATATCTATTAAGCATGTCCCAATTTTACGCGGTTTGGGACAGAACGCAACAGCAAAAGACATGTATTTCGCTTTATCTGCGGAACTCGGTAGCGACAAAGCCGCCAGCGAATACCTAGCCAGTATCGGCATCGTCGGCAACCGCTACCTGGACGGAAATAGCCGAGCAACAAAGTTGGCCGTAAATGGTGAGATAGTCTCCGGCAAAGACGCGGTTGCAGCACACTACCTGAAACTGTGGGGAGACCGTATTTCGCGTATTGAAATTGAGTTGCGAGCAGACGGAAGCGTAAAGAAGGCTGACAGGGAGTATGTGCTTGGAAAGGTTAAGGAGTGGGCGTCGTCGGGTGCGAACGTATCTGAGAAGATGGAAGGTGGAACCTCGAATTTTGTGATCTGGGACCAACCCACGCTTGATCGTGTCGCCCTGCTTGAACGCAACGGCGAGAAGCTGAACGCGATGCGTGAAGATGAAGGTGTGATGTATAGCCGATCAGGGAGTGACAATAGATTCTCTCCGTCTGGGCATCACGGATATTTGTCTTCCATTAAAAAAGCTTTGGTTGGTATGACATCGGATGTTAATCGTATCCGGTCAATTGCAGGATCGTCATCCTTCAAGGTAATGGATGTTCCTGCCGTCATTAGAAATGTCATAGCAAAGGATGGAAGCAAGCCATTCAAGAGGCTTGACGATGGTATTTGGGGTTCTGGAAGCAGTATCGCATCAAAGGCGACAGACACCCACGCAGCCTCGTATCACGGTGAAACTGTGTCTAACGATGTTGTTATCAATCTTCCTAACCTGCTTGCCGATCCTATTGCTATCTTCTCCAGCGAAGGAGGTATGAATTCAGGTAGCTATCGGATTGTAGTTCCTGGTGCTGTTGTTGCTATCGAACCAAAAGGCAAGCAGGGATATGTAATGACCGTTCATCCGTTGAACGAAACATCTGTAAAGCGATGGTCAGAAAACGGATTGCTGCACTACTATGACGACACCAACGAAAAAACCACCGAGCAGGCCCGTAACGGTCAATTCGCTACGCTGAACACGGTGGTCGATGTAAGTATGGCCGTTCAAGTAGCAGAAGGCAAGGGCAGAACGGTTGTAACAAAATCTCACATTCGCGGCCTTCCTGATGTTGCACTATCGCTTAGGTCAGCAGCGTCATCCACCACACCACACACCGTTTCCACACTGAAATCCGCGATTGACCAGGCTGAAGGCAATGGATTTGCCGACCGGCTGATTGGCACGGGGAACTTTGAGATCATCACCAGCGGTCAGGTGGATGGAATTCTTACTGGTGGCGAGGCGTTCAGCAAGGCCGCCCTGCCAGACACCATCAACGTAGACGGCATCGACCGCCCCACGACCAACAGCAACGGTCAGCCTATCCACCCGACTGAGGAAGGCATCCGCAACTTCTGGCGGTGGTTTGGTGATAGTCGCGTTGTGGATGCAGAAGGTAGGCCGCTGGTGGTGTATCACGGTGCGCCTGATGTTCGCGGCATATTTGCAGAGGGGTTTAAGGCCAGGAGCCGTGGCAATGTCTGGTTCGCCGCCGCTGATCGCTCTGTTGCTGATAGCTACGCGCTAGACTACAGAGCTTCCGATTATCAGAACGCAGAACCGCAAACTATCCCTTTGTACATCCGCGCATCAAATCCAATGATTATTGATGCAAAAGGCGCTCATTGGCGTGACACGGAACACCATGTTGAAGCTGCGCAGATCGGGCAATATGACGGAATCATCATCAGGAACAGCGTTGATTACTACAACAACCCGCCAAAAGGGCGCGGGAAAGCAACCACCGTCTACGCTTGGTTTGACCCGACACAGGCAAAATCAGCTGTTGATGGAGTGTTGAATTCCAGAGTTGATCTTAGTCACATGGGGCTTGGCCGAACAAGACCAATCGAAGGCGCCACCGGCAACCAGGGCACGTTCTCGCCGACCAACCCGGACATCCGCTACTCCGCAGACGGAAGCCGCATCCTCGCCTTTGTGAAGAACGGCAAGGTCTATCTGGTGGCTGACAACATCGACCAGAACGCCGATAGCGTGCCCGGCCTGCTGCGGCATGAGATTGGTGTGCATGCACTGCAACTGAACCGTTCTGATAGCGAGTTCAAGGCAATTCTGGGCGAAGTGGATCGCATGGTGGCGCGTGGCGACACGGCAGCGGTTGCCGCCCGCAAGGCTGTACCGGATGACACGCCGGCACACTTGATCAGCGAAGAGACGCTTGGCTACCTTGTTGAGCATCACCCTGAACTGAGCATTGTGCAGCGGTTCCAGGCCTGGCTGAAGAACGCTATCCGCAACATGGCTGGCAAGCTGAAGGGCGCTGAACGCTTGAAGTTGGTGAAGTGGGCAAACAACCTGACGCCGGAAGACGTGGCGTGGATGGCTGGACAGGCGTTGAAGACGGCGCCGGACAGGATGGGGCAGGCGAAGCGGGACGGTGATTTCATGTCTGACCGCGACCGCTTCTTCTCACCGCTTATCAAGGCCTTTCAGTCTGCGCCGGATAGAATCTTTGGCCAGCCTGCAAAACAGGTCTTGCTCTGGCTGCAATCGAACAAAGCCAAGCTTGGCCTGAAGGACGATGAGATTCAGTGGAGTGGCATCACCGACTACCTCAACCTGCGCGGAAAAGAGAAGGTCACCAAGGCCGAGGTGCTGGACTACCTGAACGGCAACGGGGTGACGGTTCAGGATGTGGTGAAGGGTGCTGGCACTGCGGAGATGCAAGAAGAGATTTCGGCGGATGACGTTCTTGTAGAGAGAGCCGGGGCGCAGTGGTATTTGGAGTCGCCAGAAGGTAGAAACACATACGTTAGTGCGGAAAGAATTGCATCTGAGCAAGAGGCAAAGGAATTTGGTGCGCGGTACTTCAATTCGCATATTCGTGAAAACAACCGAGTTGCGAAGCGTGACGCGGATGACACCAAGTTCTCCGGCTACTGGGACCAATCATTCAAAGGCGGCATCGAGGGCACCTACCGCGAGATTCTGGTGACGTTGCCTGATGCCGTGGCGAAGCAGAAGGGAGTCTCGGACTACACCGTGCCCAGCGCCCACCGATATGGTAGCCGTGCGGATGACGTGAACCGTCTCGTTCACGTTCGCCTCGATGAAGTTACTGGCGCGGACGGCAAGCGGTATGTGCGGGTCGGTGAGATTCAGAGTGACTGGGGTCAGGAGGGGCGGGATAAGGGGTTTGGCGAGAAAGCAACGCCAAGCAAACTTGATGCCGTATATGCTGGAAAAGGAATCGTCAGCAAGTGGTACGTTTACCCGAAATCGCGCAGCGAGGATGCGGCACCGTACATCGGGAAGTTGGTTGAGGCCGTTACGAAAGAGGATGCTATCGCAAAGGCGCATGTTTTCCGCATCGGCAAAAATGACAAAGGCGAGTTCCTTGGCGCAGCAACGTCTGCCGCCCCCTTCGTCACCGACACCCGCGCATGGGTTGCCCTGGGCATCAAGCGGGCCATCCTGCACGCCATCGACGTGGGCGCGGATGGCATCGTGTTCGGCACCGGGCAGCAGAATGCTGATCTGTACGACCTTAGTAAGCAGGTTGACCGAGTGGCCGTCACCCCGACGGGTGGGGTGTGGGTCGTCACTGCATGGAAAGACGGGGCGAGCGTTCTGTCGAAAGATGCTCGCAACGAATCTGAACTCGCGGAAATCGTCGGCAAAGACTTGGCAGAACGCGCCATTTCAGAGAATGGCGGGGACTACTCCGGCCTTGATCTTCGCGTTGGCGGCGAAGGGATGCGTAAGTTCTACGATTCCATCGTGCCGAGCGTGGCCAACGAGGTGCTGCGTAAGCTGTCGCCTGGGACGAAGGTTGAATCGAAGCAGATCCACAACGTCAAGAATCCGACCAAGTTCCTTGAGGTCGAGACTGACCTGACCGTGGCTGACATCAGCGAGCCGCAACCCGGCTTTACCATCCCAGACTCCATGCGGGAGAAGATACGACAATCTGGTATGCCACTCTTCAGCAAACAGACCCCGCCACCCGGCGGGGTTTCTGCTTCTAGGGGGCGCCATGTTCCTACCCTGGACATCCCGGAAGAGACTGCCGTGCAAGCCAGCCGGCGCGTGGTGCAGGATAGTTTCCTGCGCTTCCAGGTTGTTCAGGACTATCTGAACAAGACCGTTGGTGCGGATATTCGCTTTGACGACCGGAATGTGTATGAAGCAGAGCTTCGTTCGCATGGCCGAATGGCGGCTCGCATAAGCGACTTCCGCCGTTTTGTCATGACGCCGCTGGTTGAGCGCGTGCATAAGGCTGGCTTTACCATGGAAGATGTGGCGGCGTTCTTGCATGCGGAACACGCGCCAGAGCGCAATGCTCATTTGTTCAAGATCAACCCGGCCTTGGTGGATTCGCAGGGCAGGCCCAATGGTGCGGGCGGCATGACGGATGATGAGGCTGCGCAGATCATTGCTGCATTCAAGGCGGCGCCAAACTATGGCGAGATGGTGAAGCTGGCCGGCGAATTCCGCGACATATCGAGCCAGGCCAAGGAGATGCTGCACGCTGCCGGGATCGTTTCGACTGACCGTGTAAACGCTTGGAGCAAGGCGTTCCAGAAATATGTTCCCCTGCGCGGAGGCCCGGATAACAACGTCTGGCGCGGTACAGGCAAGGGTAAGAGCGTGAACGCGAAGCCTGAGCTTAAGCGCACGCTGGGCCATGGCTACCGGGATGAGTGGATCATCGAGAACATCTTCGGCCAGTACGAGCGTGCCGTCATCCTGAGCGAGAAGAATGAAATCTTCCAGCACCTCTACCGCCTGGCTGGCGCGCAACCGTTTGAAGAGTTATGGACGGTTGATCAGCCTGAGAAGATGGCCGTGCTGCGCAAGGGTGCGACGACGCATGTGGTGTATTACAAGGGCGCGCCGATCAAGTCGTTTGCAACGCAGTCTGAGGCTGAAACGTACAAGTCGCTTGCTCATTCGCTACACAAGCACAACAAGAGCGACTACACGATTCACCCTTCTTACGGTGATGACTTTGTAAGCTACATTCCGTCCAGCATTGCGCAGCCTTATGAGGCGATTGGCTACATCAACGGTGAGCGTGTGCGGATTCAGTTGAATGATCCGCTGCTTGCCCAGGCGTACAACAATCTGGAGATGGCCGAGCTTGGGTTTGTGATGCGGCAGTTCCGTGATCTGAACAATACGCTCTCGTTGATGTACACGGGCCTGAACCCGGCCTTCATCATCGTGAACATCGAGCGCGACCTGTCAACCGGGTTGATCAATACGATGGGTGAATACGGAACGGTCATTGCTGCCAAGATGCTTACAAAGTACCCGGTCAGCTTCTACCGTGCGATGGCTTTTGAGGTGGCTGGTCATTCATCGCCGATCATGGATAGGTATCGCAGGAACGGCGGCTCTACCGGTGTCGGCATGCTGTCTGACATGGAGCGCCTGCGCAAAGACGCCCAATCTGCTTACGATCATGCCATTGGTTTCAGGTTGTTCAAAGGCAATCCAGCCAAGATGTCGAAGGTGATGCTTGAGAAAGGGGTGTCTGCTGCGTTTGCGATTGTTCGCTGGGTGAATGCAGGCGCTGAGAATGCCATGCGGATTGCCGCCTTCACCACGCTGATAGAAGAAGGCTACTCTGAGAACGAGGCTATCAACTGGGCCAAGCGAATCACCGTCAACTTCAACAAGCAGGGCGAGCAGGGGCAAAACATCAAGGCGGCTTATCTGTTTGCCAACCCGGCCATTCAGGGCGCCACCACAACGGGCCAAGTTTTGTTTGGCGGCAGGCACAAGTACCAGGCATGGTCTGCGGCCTTTGGGCTTGCCATGCTTGGCTATCTTGCCGCCAGCCAGTGGGGCGGCGATGACGAGGACAAGGAAGAGGTTCAGGAATACGAGAAGCAGCGCAACTTCCTGATCAAGATGAATGACCTTGTGGCGAAAGTGGCGATACCGTATGGCTATGGATTCTTCTCTGACATTGGCCGCTACGCGAAGGAAATGCAGGACGGGGCATCGGCTGATGATGTGGCTTACAAGCTGGCCAGTTCGTTCATGGCCAACTTCCTGCCGTTCAACCCGCTTGGCGATGAGCCAGACTACAACACGGCCATGGTTGAATTGATGCCGTTCGAGCCAATCAAGTGGGCAGTCGGGATCGGCCTGAACAATACTGGATTTGGCGACCGCAAGATTTACCCTGACGACAAGTTTGATGAAGGCAAGCCGGATAGCGCCCAGATGTGGCGCAGCACTCGCGGCACGGTCTACGAGGATATTTCAACCTATCTGAACGAGGCCACGGGCGGCACGGCTACGCAGCGCGGCGGCATTGACATCCATCCGGACGTAATCAAGTGGATGTTTGGCAATCTGACTGGCGGCGTTGGCACGTTCATTTCTGGAACGGGTTCTGCCGCTTATAAGTCCATGCAAGGCACTTCGCCAGAGTTGAGCGAGATTCCGGTTGTGCGCAACTTTATCCGTGAACGGCACATGCCTCGCAATGCAAAGAACGCGGCACATGAAGCCTATGCCAACCTGAACGCCTTTGTGGACGACTACGAGCGCGCCAAGAAGTATCAGGACGAGGCGGGATTGAACAAGTTCACACTGACTGAAGCCAATGTGGATAGCGCGAAGGAACTGCTGAAGGAATATCAGGCATTCAACCGTGCTCACAACGATGCGCTCGAAGCGTTCTATTCGGTAGATAACTTCACCGAGCGTCTGAACGGCATTCGCCAGCAAGAGCTTGATGGCATGCCCGCATACCGCGAGCATCGCAAGCAGATGGTTGAGGCGCTGAAAGCGTTGCAACAAAACTAGAGCTTGGCTGCGAGTGCTTCAGCGGACTCGTTGTAGTAGACCTGAAGCATACGCAGATCGCGGTGGCCCACCATACGGGCCAGTTCAAGCACGTTCAGCTTGCTGGCCAATCGCGTGATGGCCTCATGTCGCAGGTCGTGGAAGTGCAAATCCTCGATCATGGCCCTGCCCTTGGCCTTGCGAAACAGCGCATCCAGGCTGGACGATGTAAGCGCGAATGCGTGATCAGAGTCTTTTGGCAGCCTGTTGATCAAGTCGATAGCCTCTTGAGAGAGCGGCACACTGCGGGCGGCGGCGGCGGTCTTGCCGTCTCTGATGACAAGATGGCGCTTGTCCAGCCGAATGTCTGTCCAGGCCAGCCCGCAAATCTCGCCGGCCCGCATGGCTGTTTCTATGGCAAAAAGTATGGCAACCCCTACCCTGCCCTGCTGCGTGGTCAGATCATCGCCACACGCCAGTAGCAGCCGGTCGATTTCATCCTGTGTGGGCCGTCTGTCCCTTGGTTTGGGTGGCGCTGGCCTGCGTACCGTCTTCATTGGGTGTGCCGGTAGCCAGTGCCATTCGTTGACGGCTACGGTGCAGGCGGCAGACAGCAGGTTCCATTCGCGCCTGACCGATGCCGGGCTGACTTCCTTTAGCCTGCGGTCGCGCCACTCGGCGACATGGCGTGCAGACACGTCTGCCAGCTTTACCGATGCAATGGCGTCCCGCAGCGCAAGACCGATCCTGGCGCGCTCCCACTTCTCGCCTCGCTTGGTGCGGCTAACCTCATCGCCATAGCGCGATAGCAGATCGCCGAACGTCTTGTCTGGTGTCTTGCCAGACTTGCCTTTTGCAATGTCAGACTCAATGCCTGCGGCCCAGGCCTGCGCCTCGGCTTTTGTGCTGAATGACGCGCTCTTCGTGGTACGCTTGCCGTCCACCACCCGCACAACCTGCGCCGACCACGACGTTCCCCGCTTCCGAAATGTTGCCACGACATACTCCTAGCCATACTTTTGACATACCTTCTGAAACAAGTATGGGAGTTTCTGCACACTTTTGTAAGTCGTTGACAGAATGCAAAACGCCCGCGAACCTAGATTCTGCGGGCGTTTGCGGGGTTTTGCTGCTTACTGCAAAAAAACTGAATGGTGCCCAGAAGAGGAATCAGTATCCTTGAAGCATCAACGACTTATGTTGCAATGACATATTCTTGCCATACTCAGTCAAGACGTTCGATCAAAGCGATATAGCCACAGGCATCCACAAGATTGTCTCGCTTGCTGGCGTGTTGCTGCCTTGCGGTCTTGAGTAAGACCATCATCCAGGCCACGTCTTCTGCGGATAGATCGCCGTCTCTGTTGCTGAGGTAAGCGTTCCACAGCCTGGCAATGCGCTTCAGGTTGATGCCTGGCTCACCGTATGTCTGTTCGCGGTCGCCGTAGATGATTTCCTTGGCCTCATCCAACACGCTTGTCGAGGCTGCTTTGTAGCAGGGGCACCAATCTGCGTGAGGCCTGGCAAACTGGAAGGCATTGCATGCGCAGGTGTTAGCCATCGCCATCTTCCTTGATAGTGCAGTTGAGTTGCTTGGTGCTGGTGTGAAAGCACTCCACACCAATGTTGATTTCAGGCCGGTTATCCCAGTGATGTACGACATTGGCGACCAGCGCCACATCCGCGACCAGTGCTAGGATGATGAGGATTTTGTTCACTTCAGAATCTCTTCGAGTCTTTTGTACGCCTGCTCGGAAGGATGCCGGCCTTTGACTGCGATCAAGTTTCTGGCGGCGGCTTCGATCTTGCGCAGCCTTTCAGTCTCATGTGCAGCAACGAGCGCAGCGAAGCGTTCAAGCATTTCCATATACGGCTGGTCTTGATCATGTATCTTCACGCCAGCTTCTTTCGCCATCTTGATAATGTCTTCTCTATCCATGATTCTTCTCCTTATCGCCAAAACCAGTTCAGAAAATCCCTGTAGGCTGGAATAAATGTTTTGTATTCCTCTTTAATTTCCCATACTGATTTTCGTACCATATATCTCACATTGGACAATACGATCCACAAAGGAAGTAGAAGAAATAAGAATGTAGTAATAAAGAAAGCTATGCCTGGGTATTTAAGGGCAAAACCGCTTAGTCTACCCATGATTCTTCTCCTTGAGTTTGGCTGAAATCGCTTCGGCAAAACCCTCGACATTACGCTCACTGATTGTGAATTCATTAACCCAGTAATCACCGACTGAGGCTAGATAGTGGAATGCTATTATTTCCAATTCCTCACCTGTTAGGCCCACCCATTCAGGTTTCACAGGTTCTTGCTTCTCGACCTGCTCGATGGCTTGGCGCAGTGAGTCGATGGCCTTGTCAGACTTGATGCCAATATCTGCGTGCGCTTCCAACGCTTCCAATGCTTGCTTCATGGCTTCAATCATTTCAACCCCTTCCCAATCTTCAAAGGCTTTTTTTCTTACCCTTACGTCTTGGGTAGTGGTAAAACCCAAGACCTGACATACTTCCTTTGCTTGGGACTCTGTCATACCGAAGCTGGTAATGACGTACTTCCCAGCCTTTCTTGCCAAAAGCCTTAGGCTTGATTTCTATGGTGTCGAAGTACATCAGAGTTCCCCTGCCATTCTGCGAAGTTTACCAGCACTATCGTTTGTAAAATGGTGATATGGATTGTTATCAAACCACTCAGCCGCCTCAAGTAACGCTTCTTTTTTGGCGTTTGCGATAACTGCTCGCATCTGGCTTTCCAACCACACCTCTCCGGTGTAGTCGGATGGAATCTTTGTGTAGCCTTGTGGTAGTTTCATTTCAATTCCTCTGCCAGTCGTCTGATAGTTTCACTTGCCCAAGGATTACCATTACGGAAATTCTGATGAGAAACAGCTTCAGCCGCTTCGAGTAGCACCTCTTGTTTAGCCTGTCGGATGGCTTCCTGAAGTGCAGTGTCGTCGGCTGGCAGGGCGAGTGCTGCTTTCGCGTCTTGAATAGACGCATACCAGTGAATCGTATTCGTCGCTATTTTTTCCAGTGCCTCACGCAACTTAGCCTCACGGGCTTGGCTGACTTCCTTGTAGTTATGCAGTTCGGCCACTGCTGCATTCCGTTCCGCCCACGCCTGTTCTAACTTGGCATCGTCTAGCTCAGCCTTTAGCCGTCCTATCTCACCGAGCTTGGCCACATAGCCATGCTCAAATGTTTGTAGCTCTGCATGCAGTCGTTCAATCTCTCGGTCACGCTTCGCAATTTTGCGGTGTACTTCTGCCCACTCCTCATTTTTTATATATACATGTCCTTTGAATGTGAGCTGAAGCTTAGCGACATATTCCTTTGCTTCGTCACGCTCTTTCTTGATGGCGTCAACTTCCTCACGCAGTCGTTCGATTTCAACCTTGTCATTTCTAATACGTTCAAGGTAAACATCTTGAGCAAGATACAATCCGTCAAGTTTTTCATGGCATGCCGTTAATGCATCCATTAACTGTTTGTTTTCGGACATTTCCTGCTTAATACGTTCCCCGATGTCATCCATCATTCCCAACCCTTCCTATTAACAAGGCAGATGCCCATGGTCTTGCCACCGGAAACACTATGTGCCTGCCACCCCTTAAACTCAGGGAAGTAGATTTCGGTAATGGAAGAGCCTTCTTCACCGTCTTCAAGCGTCAAGCTTGGGTAGTCTTCCGAAGACTTGTATTTCCCATCTTCAAAGAATGTGGTGCTCTGTGAAGAACAGACAGGGTAAATACGACCGGTCTTACCCCACCCGTCTATATAGAAGGCGCATACGTTCTCGCCTCTTACAGCCATGTACCCTTGGCTTCCTACGGCATCACCTTGGATAGCTACTTTTACCAGTACAGAGTCTGTCACTTCTTCCTTCAAAGCGGTGTCATCTGAAAGCATGGCGAGTGCGTTTTCGGCCTCATGTGCCGCATCAATGCTGCACATATACGCCGCCCAACCATCAGAGTCCTCGCAATCCTCATGCTCGTCGATGAAGGTCTGAAGCGCATCCCGCAACTTCGCCTCTCTGGCTTGGCTTTCCGCCAGTGCTTTCTGTAATCGCCCTACTTCAAGAACAGGGTTGCCAAAATACTTTTGCCCGTCTATTTCAAATTCGTATTCAATCATTTCTTCACCTTCATCATGGCGGTCAACTGACCCTTGAGCTTGGCTTCGATAGCTGCAATGATCTTCTCTCGCAGCCTTTCGCTATCCGCCAACTCTTCACGCACCATCGCATCGACCGCTAACTTCCAGTGCTCGGCAACCTGATCTTTGATGTAGCGGTCCACGTTCCACTGGTTTGTCTGGTCTGCAATGGCAGTCCGAACCTTGCGCTCCATCGCGGAACGGATTTCCTCCTCGGTGATTTCAATTTCCAGCTTCATTTCAAAATCTCCTTCTCAAGTTTTGAGACGGCATCAGACATCCACTCCCAGATGTAATCCGGGACATGCGCTGGCCGGTTAGCCAGGATCGCGCTCTCAAGCGCAGTCAATAACCGCACGAGTTGCAAGTAGTCAGATTTGTCCATATCAAACCTCAGTCAATAACCACAAACTGGCCGTGTTCATGGTTCGGGTATGGGTAGAGGTCAGAAACCTCGTCGTTCGGCCCGTAATACCACTCGTCATGCACGTCCTTGGCCAGACACATCTCAACCACGCACTCCGGTTCGTAATACCCACCTTCGTAACCAGCAAGGTTCACCGTCAATTCCGGGTCTAACTTGGAAAGCTCCCGTATCAATTCGCCAACTTTCATATCAAACCCCCATATCCAGTAGTTTCCGTTTACCTTGGTCGAGAGTCATGTACGCTTGACCGGCGGTGAGGTCACCACCAAAACCAAACACCTCGGTAACCCCGTTGCCGTAGTACTCAACCAGCACCACGGTCATCGGTAAGCCCTCATCCTCCAGTGCATCTGCTCTTGCCCGCAACATCCGGGGGATGTTTTCATTCAACGGTCTGAAGTTCACTTCTTTGATGTCACCCATTCTCAGTCTCCTGAAGCGTCTCTACATTGCCTTCCCGCGCAGCGGCCACACCCTCTGCATAGCCTCGCTTGTATGCAAGCCAAAGACTCTTGACCAGTGCGGCGTCTAATGACTTCGTGCGTTCCAGCTTGGCGTGGAATGCGTCGATCAATTCTTCAACTCCGATCACAGCAGTTCCTTCCATTCACTCCACTCAAGCTCGCGCTCTGCCTCCACGAATCCTGTCCGCTCGAATACGCTCATCTGCCCACCCTTGGCGTGGGAGGTAACGTGCCCGGCCTTGCGTATCCAGCCCCTACGTCGCATGGACTCGACCTGATTCCACGTCCCGCCGACAGCAACAACATCCCGCTTGGTGAACCTTTCCGGCAGTTGGGCCAACAGCTTGCGCCACTGGGCGTGTCCACGCGACATGGTGGTCTGCGTGCCTTTCCGCAAGCGGAGTACGTCGGCGATATACCGGGCACGGTCTGGGCTGAATTCCATCAGGTGGCAGAACTGGGCATACGGGATTCGCCCGTGGATGTCCTTTGGCGCGAGTAGCCGCATCGTTCAGTCCGTCTTGTTTGCGAGTGCGATGCGCCGAATTTCATAGACCACATCGCTCAGTTGGGTTGACGTTTCAAAGGCGTCGTTCCATTCGCGACGAACCATTTCTTCGTACAGCTTTCGTGCGAGTGGGTAGATCATGGTTTCCCAGTGCGCATAGTCCGCATGGCAATCCGGTCTTGTGTCCATTTCTCCTGGCATATCTTGTTCCCTTCCTTGTGTGCTTGCAGGTTGCAGTAAATGTCTTCTTCGGTGATGAACGCATCCGAACAGAGTTCGCCGAGCGAATGCGCCATGGGCACGCACTGGTCTATCGAATCAAGGATTTCGTCCAGTAGATCACTGGCTTCGCTTTGCTCTCGCTCGATGCCGTATTGCCTGGCGATCCATGGAAATCGGCGATTCATGCCACGCGGTCCTCTTGGAATTTTTCAACCCAGGCGATGACCTCGACGGCCTTCCAGCGTGGCTGCGTGTACCGATCCTGGTAGGGCACGCGAATCGCTTGCGGGAAACCTGGCTGGCATAGCAACCGCTGGCTGACGTGGCTTGCACTCATGCGCAGGTAGTCGGCGATGTCGGTCTTGTCCCAAAGTGTGTGTTCAGCTATGTTCATTTGGCATCTCTATCGGGCATTCGACACTGCCTAGCCCTTGCTCTCTGTTTGCATTGATTGCGTAGATGTGGGCGATTGCCTGCGCCACCGTTGATGTATTGCTTCGTCGCAGAAGTTGTGAACACATCAGTACCGCCTTGCGGATGGCTGATAACTCAGCGGCGCTCATACCCCACTTGCCGACGCGAACAAAGCGACAATCCATGCTGATCAAGGAGTCTTTGGCCTTCTCGATAAATGGTAGGATTTTGTCTCCACCGTGGACGTTGACCGCAACCGACCCGGCAATGTTGATTCCGTATGCGAGTGTGTGACGGTGCCCGTCTGTACCGTGTCCGTGCTGGAAAGCGGTTAGAGCGCCGAGCAAGGGCAGCAACATGTCGCGGTGCTGTTCAGGCAGGACGATGTGGCCGGCTCCCGATTGCCGGTAGGGCTTTCTTGGGCGCTTATTCGTCGGCATAGGGATCCTCTTCAATCGCGGCTTTTACAAGTGCCATCTGGCCTTTGAGGGTGACAAGATCGTTCAGCATGCGGCCCTCGCCTTCCAGGTGCTGGTTGATCCATGCGCGCAGTTCTGCGTTTTCTGCGCGCAGTCGGATCAACTCACGCTTTTGCTGTTGATGTTTTGTGATGGCCACTACCGCAACCCACACTGATCAATCGCATCACCAGCATTTCCGGCCCATATTCTCATTTTCTGTTCTCCACTCTTGAATGGTTGCCGCCAAAGGCAAACTCCTTATGGTGCGTTTCTCGCAAACGCTTAGCTGCCGCAGAAGCTGCCTCAGCACTGTCGAAACCTCCCTCTCGGAACACATTCCCTTTCAGAGTGACTTGTGCCCTGTATTTCAGTACGTCTTTATAACTAAAATCAACGTACACATTTTTAGGGAGTGCCGACCTACGGGAAGATTTTCCACAAGCGTTTAGAGAGTTTTCACTACGCGTCACTAACCGAAGATTTTCTATACGGTTATCAAGTGGGTTTCGATTGATGTGGTCAACCACACGGTCGTTTGGTATCGCGCCGTGATGCCAAATCCAAATCAACCTGTGCAAGCCATAGACCTTTCGTTCGCCAGAAATCTGAGTGGTTATTACCCACATATACCCTTTGTTGACTGTGCCAGCTCTTTTCCCAGAATTGGTAAAGCCGCGAAAGGGTTTCACCTTCCAGATCAACTTACCGTCGTCGTAATCAAAGAGTTGGCGAAGCTTAGTTTTCATCATGTTTCGTTTTTACAAAAAACGCCGTTTCGCATTACGCCTTTGCGGTCTTTGATTTCCGTGTATGCGGACTCGATGCAGTTGCCGATGAACAGGTTGTGCTGGGCGGCGAGAATGGTCAGGACGACAACAACATCGCCGATGCCGTCTTGCACTTCGGCCAAGTCACCACGCCGGATGCCTTCGGCCAACTCACCGACTTCTTCCATGAGCTTGATGAATTGGCTTTTTGGGTCTGACCCCTTGATGATGTTGCGGTCGTCTGCCCATTGTTCGATGGCTTCAAAAATTTGCATGTTCATTCCTCAGAAAATTCCTGCGATGGGGGATTGCGATACGCCGATGCGTGCGGTCTGACCTTTGCCTGCGCGCCAGCCTTGGCCAAACTTGACGACCTTGTGGCCTGGCGCCTTTTCAACAACGAGCACGGCGGAGTCAGGCTCGTCATCAAGATCGACCTTCGGGATGTAGGTAGGCGACTTGCCGATTCGCCACTTGTTGTTCGGGCCTTTGTGGATCATTCCGGCGTCCAGCATGCGCATGAGAAGATGGTTGAAACTGCCGCCGTCAGTCTTATAACCAAGCCACTTACGCAACTGGCTTGATGGCATTTCGGTGTGTTTCAGCGCATCCAGTACGCGCTGCTGCAATTCGGTTGGCTCGTTCATGCTTCCACCCATTTCACAGCGGTAATCGGGGTGGCTTCGGCCACGATGGCGGCAACAAAACACTGTTCAGGGTCTGGATGCTGGGTGCAGTATTCTTCTGCCGCCTGCCGCGCTTCGGCTTGAGACTCGAATACCTGGCCATGGACCGCGCAGAGCCATCCCATTTGATACGAGTCGGTCTTCTTCTTGCCGATGATTTTTTCGTTGATCTGGCGCATCTCGTTTGACACCCTGGTTGATTCACCAAGGCTTTCTGTCAGGCTGGCATTCAGTTCACGAACCTCTTTGATTCGTTCTAGCGCCATCTGATACGCGCCTGCCAGGGCGGCGACTGCGGTTTGCAGATCATCACTCGCCGTGCAGTCCTTGAGAGAGTCCAATCCGCACCCGCGCAGCACATGGGCTACACGTTCCAGTCGGTCGTCATCCAGGTTGATGGCCTGTATCGGCGCGGCCTTATCGGCAGAGTTGCATTCCGTGCTTCCGGCCTGAGACATGCGGTAGGCGTAAACCGTAGTGGGTGCGCCTGACTTGCGGGTGGTGTTCGGCACTTTCTTTCGCTCTACGTCGCCGGCTTTGTGCATGTCGTAGATTTGGCGTGCAACCTGGCCGACTTCCATGCCGGTCTGGTTTGAGATTTGCAGCGCGGTCAACCAACCGTCGGTTTCGCGCAGTACGCTGTCAATTGTTTGCATGATTGTTTTCATTCCTAATCAATTCTCTTGCCATTCTGTGCACATCTAGATGGTGTTTTCTACAGAGCCAAACAGGGAAAAGTGGGTCCGAGTAATCTGGATGATGCGCGTCTGCTTTTTCACCACAAACCAAACAAGGAAGCGGAGTAACAGTGCCAGCCTTTACTGCATTGCTTAACGCTACATGCGCACTCCTTCTGTCCTGGTGTCGCAAGTTGTATGACAGGCGCGCTTTCTTAGCAGCGGTTTTTCCATTTGGCGTTTTTCTGTATTCCGTCCGCGCTTGAACACGATCCTGCCGCATTCCACGGGCGCGGTCGTACGCGAGAATCCTGCTGCGGCCAGCGCCGAATCGGAGGTTTTTTTCATCAGACTTTGTGCAGCACTTGCACTTGTTGAGATGACCGTCTGCCATTTTCTTATGAGCATAAAACTCGGTCAGCGGCTTGCTGATGCTGCACTTGAAGCATGTTTTTTCGGTGGTTCTCATGCGCCACCTAGTTAAAAGGTATGTCGTCATCCAGGTCAGCATCAGGCAATGCGGCCTGCTTGGGCTTGGGTGCGGCAGGCCTTGACTGGCGAGGCGGCGGCGCGGATTCTTCAGACGCCTTGCCGCCAAGCAGGACGAGGTTGTTCACACTGACCTCCCACGATTCGCGCTCCATGCCCTGCTTGTCTTGATACTTGCGGCAGTTCATTTCGCCCTCGACCATAACGGCGCCGCCGCGCTGAACGTACTTCTCAACGATCTCGGCGGTCTTGCCGAATGCCGTGCAGCGGAACCATGTCGTGTTCTCTTCATCGCGGCGCTTGCGGGTGTACGCAACCGAGAAGTTTGCGACCGGCTCATTGTTGGCCGTGTAGCGAATCTCCGGCTCTTTGCCGACGTGGCCGACGATAGTGATACGGTTGTAGTTAGCCATTTCTTACCCTTTACAGATTGATGCGCCATTCGACGCGAGATTTGCCCCTGAACGGCTCAGGGTCGATTTCCGGGTGCTGACTGGCGATCTTCTTCCAGTCCACATTCCCCTGTTTTTCGATCTTGCTGACGGTGATGCCACCGCCCTGTGCTTTGGTGGATTCGCCAGCCAGGTCGATGAGCTTCTGCCGGCCTGCGGCTTTCATGGCCTCAAGCTGCTTGATGCGCGCATCCAGGCTTGCGTATTCGAGCGCAGCCTCGATCCATTCCGCATCGGTGCGAATGTCCTTGATCGGATCGGGGTCGTCAGTAAGGCTCCACTCCCAGAACTCATCCCATGCGGCACGCAGTGGCTCCCATTGCTCGGGGTCTGGTTTGATTTCGAGCATCAGCCCGTGGTCGGTTGCGGCATCGAACACGACAAAGAATGCGCCGGACTTGCCGGATACCATGAGTTGATGCTGCACTTGCTGGGCGTAGTCAGCACGGATGACACCTTCGGCGGCGAGCTTCCAGGTATCGGATGCGCGGCCTTGGAACGGACACTTGATTTCCAGGATGTGAGCGTCAGACACGCCATCCAGGCTGGCGGCATAGTCGCCCTCTTCCACCACGATGGGCGGCAGGAACAAGCCCGTTTCGGCTTCAGCCCATAAGCGGGCGCGATTCTCGTTGGCGTGGCCGTGCTGCATGGCCTTGGTCGTGAACGTGTTGGCGCCACGCTTGATGTCGCGCAGTTGTTCCCACGTTTGGTAAGGCGAACGGCGCGTGACAGTCGGCGTTTCGCTGGCCGAGCGTTTGGTGCGGCGGTAGTCCAGCCACTCTGGACTACCTTGCTCAAGGGTGATGGCGATCATGCTTCCACCTGTTTTGCGGCAGCCTTGAGTGCATCGCCATGCTTTGCCCACAGTTTCTTTTTGTTGTCGCTGGCCGGCAAAGACTCGAAGACAAGCTGTAGCGATTCCTTGCCTGCCATGGCAGCGTCGCGCAGTTTTTGGAGATGCTCGTCTTCGTATTCCTTGGCTGTCATCTGTGCCTCGATAGGCTCATCGCCTACTTGGTGGCCACCGTCTCGCTGTTCTACCTTGACCGGTTTCTTATCGGCCACTTGACGACCACCGTCATGCTGATCTGCTCTGATAGGTCTATTTGTCACCGGACGGCCAACTGCGGCCTCACCGTCGTCGTCTTCTTGGGCGATGCCTGCGCACGCCGCCAGTGAGTACCGGCGTGCATACGTAAGCGCAGAGCCAACCCCTTGTGCATCGTGCTTGCTGACTGGTGCGTGCAAGGTGCTGCTGATCCACTCGCCTGAACTGTGCGCGATAACCGTTTCCACGGACACAATGCCGCTCTCAAAGCCGGGGAACTGCATGAAGGACAGCCCGTGCTGCGCGAACACAGGGCGCACCGTGTTCAATACTTCAGCCAGGTCGGCGTAGCGACTGCGAAAATGCGAGTTGTCTGAGTTCTTCACTGCGTTGCCGATCTCTGCCTGCGCCTTGGCCAGTGCTGCGGCCAGTTCTTTGATTGATTCGCTTTTGTTCATTTGACACCCCAAAAATCTAAAATCTTGTCGTCAATGGGCTGGCGCTTGCTGACGCGCCATGCCGTGCGGAGGCTCCAGCCGTAGATGAAGTACATCTCCAGCGTGGTCTTGATTCGCTTGATCACATCCCGCTCCCAACGGCCATGCCGAGAACGAATGCGATACCGATGGCGCAGACGATGGCCACAAACCGGTCGCCACGGTCGCCTTCAAACTCAGACCGCTTGACCGAGTACCCGAAGGCTTCGCGGGATGTGCGCGGAAAGCGCAATGTGTAGTTGCTGTTCATCAGAAAGCCCTTTCAAAAGATGCGTAGGCGTCCATGCGGCTTTCGTACCTGGCGATGGCGGATTCGGCCTTTGCTTCTTCGACCCATTCGTCCACCGCTGCCCAGGCGGCGTAGGAAATCTCGCTTTCCACGTCGCTGCACAAGAGGAATGAAACGTCCTTTCCTTCGTGCGTGAGCTTGATGAACTCCATCTCTGGTGGATGGCCTGGTTTCCAGTAGTCGGGGTGTCCAGTCAGACAGGCCTTCTCTTCCGTGATTTCAACCTGTGCGTCGAACGTCAGGCCGATTGCTTCAAAGCTGATGTGCATCACTGACTCCTTTTTGTAGATCGCCGCCATCGGACTTAGCCGGTATGGCCTGGCAGCGCGCCGTTCTCAGCTTTTGGCCCACCCTGCTGAACGAGCGGAGGCAAACGAGTGCCGGGCCTTCATGAAAAACCAACAACCTTCACCCCGTACACCTGCCAGTTCGTGTGGCTACGCCTGCCGCTTAATGGGGTTCCGCGTAAATCGTGCGGTGCGGCTTCGTGGTGCTTTCTGCTGCACTCTGCAAGTGAGTGCGTTGGAATGAATTACACACCATGTTTAGTTAGAAGTCAACACCATGTTTTGTTTTGTGCTATAGTTCGTTCCGTCAGATGGATGGCTACCGGATGACAATGGAATTCGAAGACCCCGTGTTTTGTGGTGGGGCTTGCGTAGTTACATGCGAGACACTTTCGGATTCCATCGTCAGCGTGTAGTTGCCCAAGCCAGGGCCAAGCCCCACCAGAACGCACGGGGTTTTTCTTTTGGCTGATCCATCTGACCCGGACTGGACCGAACTAGCCAGTCGAAATGAGACGGTCAGGACTCACGGATCAAGCCTGTCAGGCAGGCCGCAGATGGGATGTGTTTTCAGGGTGAACCGCGTTGGGCACCTGTCAGCGTGAGAGTGGCGAACTAAGCGTTAAGCGCCAGCCGTGGAGGTTGATAGCGGCCATGTGGAGTTGTAAGCAAGGAAAGACGGCACCAGCGATATTGATCGTGGGGTATGGCGAAAGCTCCGGCGTTCCTGCACTGCATGGTGTCAAGCTCGGGTAGAGCGGCAAACTGGCCTCTGTCAATGGGGGTAATAGTCTGCTCAGTTGCGACGGAACATTTCCAGATGGGCGCAACCTGTTCACGTGCCGGATACCTCAGTTATATCGGATGAACAGAATTCTCCTGAACGTGCTTTTGATAGCGCGTTTGGGAGGTTTTTGTCTGAACTCCGTCCGTTTCCTTGTTTCTCGGTTTCTTTACTTTGTTCGGAGTGAGTGATGGGTAAGAAGAAAGTCAGTGTTCAACAACTGGTGACAAGGCGGTACGAAACAGAGGGTGTGGTAGTAGCTTGGACAGACGGTGCCTGCGAACCCAACCCAGGCGCGGGTGGATGGGGTGTGCTGGTAGAGAAGGACGGCGCCAAGTTGGCCGAACACATGGGTGGTGAACGAAGCACTACAAACAACCGGATGGAAATGACCGCCGTGTTGAAAGCCTTGGAGAACACGACGGGCGACATCATCATCCGCACCGACTCGCAGCTTGTGTTGCTTTGTGCGGTTGGCCGTTGGAAACGCAAGTCGAACCTCGATCTTTGGTCTGAGTATGCTCGACTCTCTGACGGCAGGAATGTGATGTTTGAATGGTGGCGCGGCCACATTGGAACGCCAGGCAATGAAGCGGCTGACAGGCTTGCAGAAATTGGCCGGCTTAAGGTGGTCGGTTAGCGGCGCATGGTCTCAGTCAGAGTCACTGCATTATTTTCTTAGGCTATCCAGTGAATAGCTATCCACATCGCCCCATGCCGCAGCCTCAATACCGCCTCTTATGCCGTCATGAACAATCAGCACGCGCTTACCCCAGGTGTCGTACAGCACGGCGCCATGCTTGCCGGACTCGATTGTGATGTACCTGTTTTGCCATGTCGCCCACGCAAGCAGGATGGAAAGCCAAACGCTGATGATGATGATCGTTTTGTTTGTCATATCCGCTCGCTCTGCTTGTAGATCACCCTGCCCAACAACTCAGCGTGTTCATCGCACTTCTTGGGTTTGAATCGCGGATTGTCGCTTGTTAGCCACCATTCGCCTGCGTTGCGCTCCAAGCGTTTGATTACAACCTCACCCTCATAGTTGGCGACATACACTTCTCCGTCCATCGGAGCGGTCTGCGCGCTGTCCATCACGATCAAGTCGCCGTCCCACAGGCCTGGCTCCATGCTCTCGCCGCTCACTTTCAGCGCATAAAGTTTCTCGGCTTTGTACCCTTTGCTGGCGATCCAGTCGGCCCTGAAAAACACTGGCTGGCCATTGCCTTCCAGGTGCTCAACACGATAGCCAGTGACACCGGCTGACACCCGTAAATTCACACGTTGCACGGCCACAAATTCATCCCCTGGTTCTTTTGCTTCGCTTGCTGACTTGCCTTTACCGTTGGCCAGCCAGTCTATCGACTCGCCGATTGCGTTTGCTATCGCTTGATGCTCGCCTTTAGGTATTTCGCCTCTTTTTTTCCAGTTTGTTAGCCGCTGCTCAGAGTAGCCAAGCAACCTGGCAAGGTCGGCCCATGATTTGCCGTTCGTTGTCAGCCATTCATGTAAGCGTGTAAGCGGCGTCTCATTCATACACATATTGTTTACCCAGAGAGCTTGTGACGCAAGAAACGCCATGTTGACATGACTAAACATGGCGTGTAGTATCTTCCGCCATGACCATAGAAGCTGCAATCAAACATGTTGGCGGCATCACATTGCTTGCCAAGGCGCTTGGAGTAACTCCGCAGCACGTCGTGAATTGGCGTGCCCGTGGAGTTCCTGCTGAGAGATGTCCGTCAATCGAAAGGATGACGGCTGGCGCTGTTCGTTGCGAAGAACTGAGGCCAGACATTGATTGGGGTGTGCTGAGGGAGGGCCGTAACAATGCCGACGTATAAAAAGCATGAATGTACGCAATGTGGCCGCATTCATCGCGCAAAAGGCGATATTTGTCTTCATTGTCAGAGGAAAAACGAATATGAGGCTCTTCTTGGAGAAAGCAAAGGATGCGCGCTTTGCGGCGCACAGATACCAAGGAGTCGCATCAAGATCACATGCTACTGCTCCAATGAGTGCGCGCGTGCTGTTGGTGATGCAAGGGTCAAGGTCGCTTCTGCTGTTGCTGAGGCGAGGCGAAAAGGGAAATTGAAGCCAGCCAAAGAATTTGTATGTGTTGACTGCGGGAAGCCAGCCACTGACTACGATCACAGGAATTACACAAAGCCGTTGGATGTTGTCCCTGTTTGTAGGGGGTGCAATCTGCGCAGAGGTAGCACTGACGATGTTTCGGAGTTCGTTGCGAAGCATCTCAATATTCCTGTTTCGCGCTTGCGCGAAACGATTGTCGCAAAAAAGTGTGTTGCCAATGACGTTCGAGTAATTGATGCACTTGGAGGAACCGGCAAGGTCGCTGAAATGTGCGGCTTGACCACTGGCGCTGTTTCTCAGTGGCGTAATAACGGAATGCCTAAAAACTGGAGGATGTACTTCCAGACTACTAATCCTGAATTGTTCTTGGGTAACGCCTAGATGGATGCCCGCCACGCCTCTGCCTGCACGCGCACCCAGGCGGGTCTTTTTTCCCGCTGGCAGACCGGCTTGTCTGCTGACTCCCTCCTCCCCTTCGCAGGGGTTTGCCCTCGGACCCGTTTGGGTCTGGGGGATTTTTTTTGAATTCATGGGTATCTCCTGATGGCTGCCGACACTTACAACTTAGACGACATCCGACGCAATGCCACGCACGCAGAGGACAGGGCGACGTTTGCCGAGTTGCGGGAGGTTGCGCGAGTCATTGAAACGGCGCTGCGCCAGCGGTTGTCGGGCGGTCATCAGAAAGAAATCGCCCTCGACATCGGTATCTCGGAATCGAAGATGAGCCGCGCCATTACGGGCGATGGCGGCTTGAGCTTGAGCGATGTTGCGATGTTGTTCGCAGCCATGCAGCGGCGCGGCCTGCACGTTGTTGAGGCAGAGGCTGGCGCGTGCATTGTGCCGGAGGAAGAACTTGCGGCGCTGACTGTGCTGGCCAGGAAGGCGTTGAAGTGAGCGGGCGTGCGACTCGCGCCAAGGGCCGGCGCGGCGAGACGGAGGCAAAGCACTTGCTGACGGATCGTGACTGGTCGGTGGCTGACCTGACTGCTGGCCTGGCGACTGAGGACTTGATTGCGACTGACCCGGACGGGAAGGCCTGGTGCGTGGAAGTGAAGAACACGGTGACGATCAGCGTAGTGCACAAGAAGCAGGCGCGCATGCAGGCAGAGAAACGCCGAATGCCGTGGATGCTGCTTAACAAGATTGCAGGAACAAGCTGCTGGCTGGTTCAGCGGCAAGGGTGCGAGCCGGTTGTGTGGCGCGCAAAAGAAAACCCCGCGTCATAGGCTGGCAGGCCTCGGCGGGGTTCAACTTGAATTGGGTAGATTATGGACATCATTTCAGTTTCAAGCAACACCTTCAATGGTGTGACTGTTCAGACGGTCAATGCACGCGATCTGCATGCGTTTCTGGAGAGTAAGCAGGACTTTTCGACCTGGATCAAAGGCCGGATCGAGCAGTATGGCTTTGTCGAGGGCGTGGATTACCTTGTCCATAAATTTATGGAGCAGCTTCCGTCTGGCGCAAAGCAGAAGATCGACTACTACATCAGCCTAGACATGGCGAAAGAACTGTCCATGGTCGAGCGCAACGATAAGGGCAAGGAAGCGCGTCAGTATTTTCTGGAGTGCGAGCGTCGTGCAAAAGACCCAATGCAGATGCTCTCTGACCCGAATGCGCTGCGTCAGGCCTTGCTTACATACTCTGAAAAAGTCATTGCCTTGCAGGCCGCAAACGAGGCGATGCAGCCCAAGGTTGCTGCACTGGACCGTATTGCCACGGCCAGCGATGGTTCACTGTGCATCACAGACGCAGCCAAGACGCTTCAGGTCGGCCCGAAGTGGCTGTTTGGCTATCTGCATGAGTCTGGATGGACGTACCGCCGCCCAATGGGTGCTGGTTGGCTGGCGCATCAGAACAGAATTCGCCAAGGCTTGATGGAGCATAAAACCACCACAGGAATGCGCCCTGATGGCAGCGAATGGACTGACACGCAGCCGCGAGTGACGGCTAAGGGATTGGCCAAGCTGGCTGAGATGATCGAAGAAGGGAAGGCCGCATGAACACCCTGCGCGACCTTCTGCATGAACTGCGCCTGAAGCGTGCCCGCAAACGCTTTTTGCGCCACCCGTGCGAAGCGAATTACAAGGCCTTTGCGGAGCTTTGCAGAACACGTTCGCCAAGGCAGATCGAGCGCATGGAGCGCGCAAGCGGGGTGTGGCGTGTCTAGTGAATGGCTCAGGCTTTGGCATGATATGCCGAACGACCCGAAGTGGCGAACCGTGGCCCGCGTGTCTGCGCAGCCCATTTCAATGGTGCTGGCCGTGTATCTGCATCTTCTTGTTGATGCGTCACGCAATGTCACGCGAGGTCACGCAGATGTCACGACTGAAGACTTGGCGTCTGCGCTTGATGCGGACGAAGCACAAATTCAGTCGATCATGAACGCCATGCAGGGGCGCGTGCTTGATGGTAAATCCCTAACTGGATGGAAGAAGCGCCAACCTGCGCGTGAGGAATCTTCTTCTGCCAAAACCGCAGCAGAACGAAAAAGAGAGCAAAGACAAAGACTTAGAGACTCTGGTGAAAATCGTGACTCGAACAATGAGTGTGTGACAGTTGAGGGTGTCACGAAATGTCACGAAATGTCACGCGATGTCACGCAGAGTCACGAAGAGTCACGCGATGTCACGAATGATGTCACGGACAGTGTGACACAGGATGTTGCGCACAAACCCCCTGTGAACGGGCACGCGATTGCGTTCGCCACATTCCTGGACCGCTGCAAGACTGCCGGCGAAAAACCAATCAGCGAGTATCAGCCGGTCTGGACTTTTGCGGACAAGATCGGGCTGCCGGAGGATTTGGTTGTTCTCTGCTGGCAAGAATTCGTTCGCCGGTATGGCAAGGGCGGTACGGACGAGACGAAACGATACCGAGACTGGCGCAAGGCCTTCAGGAAATGCGTAGAGGGTAACTGGTTCGGTTTGTGGACCCTGGACGAGCAGGGGCGGGTGATGGTGACAAGCCGTGGCCGCATTGCTGACAAGGTGAACGCCGATGCTTGATTCACTTCCTGCCGAACAGAGCCTTCTCGGCGCGGCCATGCTCTGGCCTGATGCGCTCGATGACATCAGCCTGGCTGAATCCGATTTTCAATCTCAGGCGAATGGATTGATTTGGCGCGCCATCCAGAAACTGCTGGTGCGTGGCGAGGCAATTGACGCCCTGACTGTGGCGGATCAGCTTGAGCGAGACGGTCATCTGGATGATGTGGGTGGGCTTGAGTACCTGAGCGCCATGGCGCAGTCGGTTTACTCGCCGGCGGGCATCAAGTCGCATGCCGAGCAAATCCGTGAGCGTGGTGTGCGGCGTGGCTTGCTGGCTGCGCTGCGGACAATCGGCGAGAGCCTGCATACGGATGGGGACATCGCGGCGGTGCTGGATCGTGCTCAGGCACAGATCATGGCTATCGGTGAGCGTGCGGAGACGCGCCAGCCTGTAAGCGTGCTTGATGTGGCACGGGACCGGATTACGGCGCTTGAAGACATTCTCGACGGCAAAGACAAGGCATGGAGCACCGGTCTTACGGACCTGGATGCGAAGCTTGGCAACATTCGGGCGGGTGACCTTGTTGTGATTGCCGGCAGACCCGCAATGGGCAAATCGGCCTTCGCGATTCAGGTTGCCGCACACATGGCGACACCGGAAAGCCCTGCGTTGATTTTTAGCCTGGAGATGAGTTCAGCGCAACTCGTTGACAGGTTGATGTCCAGCGCGGGACGGGTGAACCTGAAGAAGTTCAGGACGGGTGCGCTCGAAGAGCAGGATTGGGACGGGCTGACGGTCGCGCTTGGCCGCATGCAGGAGATGCCTGTTTACCTGGATGACCATAGCCATACCCTTGGGCAAATCCTCTCTACCGCCCGGCAGTTCAGGCGCCGGCACGGGCTTGGTGTTGTCGTGGTTGACTACATCGGGTTGGTGACCACAGAGGCGGATAGCCGCGAACAGGAAGTGGCGAAGATCACGCGCAGCCTGAAGCTTGCTGCGAAGCAGCTTGAGTGTCCGATTCTTGCGTTGTCGCAGTTGAATAGGAAGCTGGAGGACAGGACGGACAGAAGGCCGCAGATGGCGGATTTGCGGGAGTGTTTGCCGGTTGATGAGTGGGTGGATACGCCGGCTGGCCCTGTGCAACTCAATACGCGACCGGATTCGATCATTACGGTGAATGACGAGGGTTCGTTTGTTGCCGACTGTTCCTTCATTGAGAAGCGTTACAACACGGTTTATCGCGTTTCCACGCAGTTTGGCGCGTTCTCTGCCACGGCGCGGCATCAGGTGCTTACGGGTACTGGGTGGAAAGAGGTGCGCGACATTGTGCCTGGCCGGGATGTGATTGCGTGCCCGACACGCATTCCGCATGCAAATCGAGGTCATGAACGGCATGGTCGTTTGTTGGGCTGGCTGATTGGTAACGGGAACCTGTCGAGCACACCCAGTCTGGTGTACCGCAATGAATTGCATGACGACGTGTGCGTGGCCGTTGAGGCGTTTGGGGTGACTGTGCGTAAGCGCAAGGTTCAGCGCAGCCCGAATGTCACAGAAGCATACCTGTCGAATGGCGTTGAGTCTGGATCGCTGTTAAACCCGCTGATGGCCTGGATTCGTGGCCTTGGACTGGGTGGCGTGAAGGCGTGCGAGAAGTTTATTCCGGACGCATTCCTCGGGACGAGTGACGAGACGCACCGCGCCTTGCTGCGTGGCCTGTTCGAGTCTGACGGGACGGTGACGCATGGGCGTGCGAAGTATGCGACATGCAGTGAACGGCTGGCGCGCCAGGTGAAGTGGTTGCTGCACACGGTTGGCGTTCGCTCGACCTTGCTGTTTTACGAAAATGGACACTCCGGGATGTGGGATGTTTCGTGCTCGACCGCTGATAACGCGAATCTGGTAGGGATTTGCTCTGATCGTGGACGGTTTGGCGAGCTTGAATCGGCAAGCGGTCGGCGTGTTGACCCCTCCCCTGCCATCTTTGTTGAGTTGATGGAAGAACTCTATCGCGGACGGCAGCGCATTCAGCGGCGAGTCCGGGGCGGGGTAAAGCAGATTCCGAAGGCACGCATGGCGTCGATGCTGGTGGAGTGCCCAGTCGCCACGATTGAGGAATCACCGTTCATGACCATGCAGGACATGGGCTGGGCCAGCGTGTATTCAGTCGAGAAACAGGATGGCGATGTGCGGGTGTGCGATCTGCATGTGCCGGGTACGCACAATTTCCTGACGAACGGGTTGGTCGTTCACAACTCAGGTTCGGTGGAACAGGACTCTGATCAAATCCTGATGCTGTACCGCGATGAAGTCTACAACCCGGACAGCCCGAACAAGGGCATCTGCGAAGTGCTGATCCGGAAAAACAGGCACGGGGAGACAGGTACGGTGTTGACCACGTTTTGTGGTGAAAACGTGCGATTTTCTGACTTTTTTGGTCAGTATACAGAACAAAACCAACGAAATTCTGGCCGGCGCATGACGCGGGGGGACTTGTGAAATTCACATGCCGAAGCTGCCGCTATGCCTTTCAAGCCACGGATGGATTGCTCTGGTGCCAGATCGGCGGCAGGGCGTGCCCATCGCGGATTTGTGTGATGTTTGAGTACGAACCAGGGACGGATGCGAATGGATGACGCTGATAAAACCGCTGAGCGGATTGAGGCCGAAGAGGCTGAAGCGATTGCAAAAATCAGGGAGGCGGCACGCATTGATCCCGGCATTCCGGGTGAGTGCGATACCTGCGGGGAGTGGAGTGGGCGACTGATCAAGGGCATGTGCGCGCCCTGCCGAGACAGGTACGGCGAGCGATGAAGCAAGTATTCAGATTGGTGCATGACCAGGCCAGAAAGGGTGCGGCGCGTGCAATTGCGGATGCGCCTGAAGGCTGGATTGTGGAGATCAAAGAACCGACCAGGACGCTTGAGCAGAACGCCCTGCTTTGGGCGGCGCTGACCGATGTATCCAGGCAGGTTGAGTGGTACGGCAGAAAGTTGAAGCAGGAGGATTGGAAGCACGTCTTCACGGCCAGCTTGAGCAGGCAGGACGTGGTGCCAGGGCTGGACGGCGGATTTGTGGTGCTGGGTAAATCAACCAGCCGGATGAGCAAGCGCGAGATGTCAGACCTGATGGAGTTGATCTTTGCGTTCGGCGCAGAAAACGGGGTGGCGTTCAATGAGCAAGAAGTCTGATTACCTCGGGCGGGTGGCAAGCGTGGGTTGCATCCTATGCCGCCACTTGGGTTACGGGCACACGCCTGCGCAAATCCATCACCCGCGATTTTCGGAGGGCATTGGGCAGCGCGCAAGCGACTACCTGGCTATCCCGCTCTGCCCGGAACATCACCAAGGCCAGGACGGCATCCACGGGCTGGGAACACGCGAATTCGAGCGGCGGTACAAGCTGAGTGAGCCGGTGCTTCTAGCCATGACGAT